ACAAGAAATCCAACCTGCCCGATGGTCGTGATATTGGTGATGCAATGAACAAGCGTCATCTTGCATTATTGGGCGGAGAGGGTGAACAGCCACCTGAAAATCAGACGGCTTAGTTACAAGCCCGTAGCCCTTAACCGGCTTACTACATTGCGCTTGTAGCCCTGTCTATTTTATAAATAAATCAGCTTACTTCATTCCGGGAAGCCCATTAAGGCTTACTTCCCTTAAAGATTGAAGCCTGAAAGGATGTGTACTATGGGAATTACGAAAGAAGAACTTGCCAAAGCGCAAGGTTGTAGCGTTGAGGAAATCAACGATGATGATGTTGCTCTTTACGACGAAGAACAGAAAATATCGGAAGGTTTACCACCTGAAGACGTGGACGAGGATATTGAGGTAGATGTCGAGGTCAAAGACGATAAGACCGATAAAAAGGACGAGTCTGAGACTGATGACGATACCGAGATAAAATCTGAAACCGAAAAGGTTGTAACCGACGATACCGACGCTTCTACGGAAACGAAGGATGATGAACTTCCTGAACTTCCTGACGAGTTCAAGGATCGCTACGTACTGAAAGAAACATACGAAGGTGGTGATCCAATCGGTGACGAAAATCATCCACTTCATCAGATAGCCATAGAGAACTCTAAGGCTACTCGTTTGGCAATAACGGCAAAGCGTCAGGCTGAAACTGAACGTGATGACGCTAAAGCCGCACTGCTTAATATAGATGTCGATTCGGAGAATAACCCGAAAACCGGTGTCTATGGTGGTATGACGCTTGAACAGGCTCGTGATGAAGATACTGAACACAAATGGCACGATGCTCGTGATAATTATCGTGCTGTTATTCGAGAGAAGGCTCGACAGAAAGATGCTCAAGCGGTTGCGGATAAAGAATATGAAACAAGAGAAACTGAGTTCTTTACTGTAAATCCCGACCTGAACAAGGATGAGTTTCTTGAGCGACATCGTGGACACAGTTTTGAGCAATGCCAAACACTTGACGAGGTTAAATCTGGTGGTGGTATTGAAGCGATGCTGAAGAAGGCTCGTGAAGAAGGCTTTACTGAGGGCGCTAAGAAGGGCAGTTCGGATACACTTTCTGCTGTCAGCGAGAATACAACAAAAGCCGATGAAATCAAAGCCTCTGATGGAGCGTCCAAGAATACTTCGTCTAAGGGTGAGTTCAAACTCAAATCAGCTACCGAGATGTCAAGTATGACAGACAAGCAATGGGAAGAATACGATGCCGAAGTAAGAAAGGCAGAGGAAACAGGTAAGATTTCCAAAATCGGTGGCTACGGAAACCAGTAAGAGGACGTTTTTCTCTATCTGGTCAAATTCGATAACTTATTTTATCATAAGGATAGAGTAAATGGGAAGACTAATGACCTCGACTGACCGTGCAAATGTGATTGTGTATCAACGCAGATTGTGGCGGAGGTCGAGAAACTTATATATGTGGTCTCGTTTTACCCATACAACCAATCCCCAAACAGAAGCTCAGGCTGCACGCAAAATGTGGCCGTCTCTGAATGCTAACGCTATTATCAATGTAATTCCTTCGGTGTTTGCCGGAGCTGGTGATGGTTCAAGCAAGGGTGGTGGCGAATATGCACGTTTGCCTATGGTTGACGAGATTTACGGCGATCCCGTTCTTGGTGACACGACTGTAAAAGGAACCGGAACAGGACAATCAATGCGATACGCTGATTGCTATGTGCATCGTTTCAGAAAAGAGGCTATCGCTGAATTTGGCAAGAAATCCATGCAGTTACTTGGCTCATGGGGGCTTGACCTTGCCAAAGGCGTTGGCCCGCAATTAACCGACTGGCACATGCGCTTTGAAGCCTCAAGGGGTATTCAGGAAGCGTTTCTGCGTGGTCATTCATGGCATATTCTGCGTGCTACTGCCAACGCAGGACTTGGTGTTGCCGGAAGGATACACAAGAACCTGTATTGTGCCGGCGTAACTGCTGATGGTGCATTCAACAGCAATTATCCGACATGGAGCGGAACTGCTGCAACTTACGAAGCTGCTGCTGCGAAGCATGTGTTTGATGTTTCTGATGGCGCTTCGGAAAACCAGATGTCAGCCAGTTTGCTTCGCTCTCTTGAAAAAGAGTGTATGAAGAAGCGGTTGAAGAAGATAAGTTTTGGTGGTGGGAAATCAGCATACGTGATGATTCTGCATCCCGATCAGTATCACCAGTTGCTTGAGGACACAGAGTTTGTGAACTCACTTCAAAACTGGGCTAATACCGATCAGGCGAAGATATTTACCGAGAGTGCGGAAGCGTACTATTCGGGCTTTGTTATCTTCCGGTCAGGATACGGTCAAGGCGGTGGATTTACTATATATCCGTTTGACGAGTCTGAAACTACAGGATTAGCCTCAACAGCAATGACAGTTGCTAACTGCGACAAACTGTACTTTGGGCCGGTCGAGACAATCACACCTTTGCCGTACGTTCAAGAAAAAGAACCCACTAACACCTCAAACATCGAGAGTGATACTATTGCACAGACGGCACTTCGTCATCTGCGTGGTGGTATGATACTTGGTGCGCAGGCAATGAACGGAATCCTTGTTGAGCGTCCTTCACTCTTGAAAGAGATTGATGACTATGAAAACAAGAAAGCTGTTGACATTGATGCCACGTGGGGCTATAGTCGTCCAGATTTCATTACCTATTCCACATTCACGGATGATGGTACTACAATCACGGAGACTATAAGCGATTCGGAAAATACGTCAAGTATTTTGTTCGTAACCTATTCACCTGAGAGCCTGATAGGTCTCTAAACGATAGAAAGGTAAATTATGCCTATTGCATACACAGCAGTACAACCTGCATCTGGTGGATTTGATCTGTATATCGTTGATGCCAACCTTTCTCAAGGTGAGGATGTTGTGGCAAAATACGGGACAGATCAATTACTGATGATCAGGTCGAAGAAAGACCCCACTAAGGAAGTTGCTCTTTGTTTCAGTAACGGTGTTCCTTTGGGGACTAACGACACGGCAACAAACAATATTCCACGTGCATCGCTGGCGTTTAATATTGATGTGGATACTATCGCCCAAAATACAGCCCTCTACTCAAAAACTACAGAGGGTGTTGCGGGTACGGAAAAATGGGCGCCGGTATCGAATGGTTCGCCCGCCTAAAATCATCGGTTTTAACCATACTAAGGGGGAGGAATTAGCCTCCCCCTTACCAAAGAGGACAAAGAGGATAATATGGATGAAAACAGAGAACAAAGTCTTAATGAATTGATCGAAGGTGGTGTGATAACCAAAGATGGTTCTTGGTACACAGTAGTAGCTTCAGGTGAGAAGCTTCACGGCAAGAACGCTATCATTGAGCATCTTGAAAATAAACCGGAAGTTGAAAAGCCGGAAGATAACGAACTTCCGATACCAGATGAAGATTTTGATAAGAATGAGTCTGAACAAATTCAAAGATTAGAGCCTGGTGAGGAATCCGATTCTGAGTCACAGTTAAAGCTGGAAGCCGAAACCTCTGAATCTGAACAGGTAAAGACAGGTGAAGAAACTCCTGCTGAAGATAAAGGGGATGTTGCTGTGGTCAAAAAGGAAAAGCCTCCCAAACCAAAGCCCAAACCAAAGCCCAAAGTAGAAACGGCTATGGTTGTAGCCATTGATAAGCGGGGTTGGGGTCGTCGCAATATCAAGCATGGTGTTATAGCTGACTTCGGTAAAGGTGACAAAGTTGTTATCATGCCAAAGGATGTTGCTATGCGTATGTGTTCGATTCATAGAAACCTGTTCAAGATACTTGATCCGCAGACCGTCGGACTTTTAATTAATCCCAAGTCTCCGAAAAAGCCGTCAGAATATACCAATCCAGAACTGATGCTTGAGCTGGTGAACAGGTATAAGACGCTTGGTTTGTTTATGAAAGAACTCAGGGCAATGCTTCTTGAAACTGATGGTAATATGTATGCACTATCAAGGTGTTTATCCGACAATGAAATGGTTGAATGTCTTAATACAACCGGTCAATATGTCGTACTGGATAAGTCGGTTTTTGAGCAGGCAAACAACGAAATGGCAAATGTTCAGGCAGACAATGCAGATATGCGTTCTAAACTGAACTTGCAACCACGTCCGGAACCGGTAAAATAAATGGCAGACTCAACACTAACAACGATAACCAATAGTCTGCGTTATGCGGTAAATGATCATGAGACTCCATACAGTATCGATCCCGGTGGTACTCTTGGTCTTGTAAAGACGTGGATCAATGCAGGACTTCAATGGATTAACCGTGAAGTTCCACACATTGAGGCTAATGCTGTCATGTTGCCGGATGGTTCGAGTTATATCTTTGATCTGAGTTCGGGCATGAAAACGGCAGCCGATATTAGTGTTGCTATAACCGACTTTATGAAGTTGAAGATGATCACTGTTATCGGTGATAGTGTTGTCAATGGCAAGCCTATTCCCCGACATGGTAGAGGAATTGCCTATATGCGTGAGATTATCGCTGTATCTGGTGGCATCAAGGAAGGTACACCGAATTATTACGCAATGAAGGGCGCAAAGGATATTTGGCTTGACCGAGTGAAAGCTGCACCTGCCGATCCTTCCTGCCCCGATGTTAATGAATTATTTACTATTGACTACTGGGCGAACCAGAACTCTCTTTCTGCTGGTAGCAATAAACCAACATATCCGCTTAATAATGGCTGGCATAAACTACTTGTCTGGGCGAGTATATTTCAGGCAGCAGAGGAAATTGGTCTTACGCAAGGCGATGAACTTAGAGTAAAGGCATCTAAGATTCTATTCGGTAAGATTGTTGGTGGCGTAAAGATACCGGGCGAACTTGACAGGTTTAGAAGTTGGGTTGCTATGGATGATCACGAGGGAGAGGTAGAGGGTATGATTTACAGTGATCTTGGCAGTACAGACATTTCAATCGATCAGGATTATCCCACTTCATAATGAGACGTAAACCAGACATAGACATTCCCGTAATCAGGGGCGAGCATCGTCAGATTGAGCGCAACGATAAGCCTCCGCACGTTCCGAATCTTATGTATAATATGCAACAGAAACAGGAGGGTGTATGGGAGCGTCGTCCGGGAACTGAACTCCTGCATCCGGATCGTGGTACTCAATTTCAGTTTACATCTCCGCTTACTAATCGTGGAATTGACGATTATGATAGTAGTGCATTCAATGCCCATGATTACCTGTATAACTGCCATAAGCGAAAAGTTGTTGCGTTGGGAGAGACAGACGCTGCTGGCGTTAAAACCCAGTATGTATTTATGGGTGTTATCCTTGATTATTACAGAAGCGCTGAGTATCAAGAGCTTAAAATCTATCGAGGCATTGTTAGTAGAAAAAGCGATGGCACTGTTGCTTATGACGACGATCCGCTTGATGGTGTAACTATTGCGTGGGATTCCGTACCGACATACAACGCACTTGCGAAAGTTGATCATCAGCGATCAAGTACCTGCTTTATTGAATATTCGATGAAGATGAACGCTGCTATGAATAAGCTGTATATCGTAATTGGATTGCGTGATGATGATGATAACCCAAACTCAATAGTCAGAGTAGTTGAATTGACAAACCTATATAATGATGCTTGGGATCACGATGGTACTTATCCGACATGGACACAGACCGGTGCTACTATTCTTAGTCAGCACAGTCTTAATAATTATTTGTCAAGAGACATTGATATTGAAATAGACGAGAGTGGTGATTTGCACATTATTTATGGATACAGAGATACGGTTGATGGTTATTATTTTAAGTATTACAACTATATAAGCGGAATATATACGAATGTAGGTGATATAAACCCTGAAGGTGACGGCGATGTTCATGGTGTCGCTATGAAATTAAACACAACCGATTCGTGTCTATATTTTGGTTTCTTTTTCTTAGATTCTGTTAATGAAGTTTACAGAATTATGAAACTTAAGCTTGTGATTGCGGGAGGAGTTCCGTCTTATGGCGAGGCGGATATAGTAGAAAATAATGCGTATTATGTTGCTGACAATAAATATGATTGCGGACCGGTTGTAGCGGTTGACACCGGCGGAGAGGTGTATTATGCTTATAAGACAAGCAAGACTCAAATCGCTTTCAGTCCAGGAGCATTGGTTTCCGTACCAAATTTTGGTGTTTACGGAGGTGATACAAATTATGATATACTGACAAATTGGGATATGGTTGTAAAAGATGGTGTGATTCATTTCTATTACGTGCATGTTGTTAGACACAGTGACGATAATCCGCACAGGTTTTCACCTAAAGACTACTTTGAAATCAGGCGAGCTACTTATGTGATTGACACAACCGATGCTGATTATGATGCTGATAGTATTTTTGATTGGGAAAATAAACTTGTCGAAACACATCTTGACCTGCACACTTATTTATGTTGTTATAATACTTTTGAAAGCGATAGTCCTAAACGGTTTACTTTCATCAGATATGATTATGCCGGAAATGGTGTCGTTACTATTCCCCCTGAGCCGTTATATCATGGTAAAAAGGCTACAAGCTCACATCAGTTCAATTACATCCGGCAGGATAGGGGTATTCGATGGGGAGTAGTAGAGCTTGGAATTAGAGTGCCACATCGCTTCCTGTCAAGAGATACTGATGGTATTGACACTATAACGGTTATTCAGTGCCTTACTCCCGATGGGCTTGTGCGTTGGTACGAGCGAGGAGCGTGGCAGTGGGACTTGCTACAGGGTCAGGCAGATAGGGATAATGATGGTATTATTCAGGAAACAGAGATTACCGGACGTGCAAGTATGTGGAGTAATAACGGTGTACTTAGGTCGGGTTGTGGAATTGAACTTGGTAACATTCCTGTCTGGGACGCATTGCTTGACCGTAACTATTTCAATAATACGGTTGATCTTCAAATCAGACGCAGACATTTTCAGCTTGACCGGATATTTCCTCCAAATATAGCAAGTAGTTTCGAAAACGGTAGTATTGTGATAATTGGCGAAAAGACAGACTCTCCTATCTGGCAGAAAGCAGTCGGGGTGAGTAACTGGATAGGGAGCATGAATATAAATAATCCTGATTTTGCTAAATATGAAGCATTTGTAAGAAATACGATTAACTGTCCGATTTGGTATAATTTAGATGAGGAGACGGTACAAAACTGGCAGGATCAACAGGATTCTGGTAACGTAATATGGGACATGCTACAAGAGATTTCGAGAACAAAGTCTGATACGCTCGCAGGTGAAGGAATATCGCTAAAGCGTAGAACGGTTACTCATCCTTATCTAAAGTTCAGAGATTTGGGTGACGGCAATGTGGATTTTGAGAAAGTGTATGCTGCTGCTGGCGTGGCTGCGGGTTGGAACAATACAGTTGATGGTGATGTCGCCCTGCCGTACATGGAGGTATTTGTCGGCTTTGCATACAGATATGATAATGGAGAGATGTCACAGATAACCCCACAAGCAGAAACTAACCCGTTCAAGCTGGGAATGGATATAGATGTCGAACAGGATACCGATAATGTTTTAAAGGGTACAACCTATGCGATGCTAAGGTGTTTATTCCGGTTAAGACGACATGATTTTACGGGTGATCCGGTTGAAGCGCCAAGAATTCCAGCGATTGATCCCCGCATTACGTCAATCGTGGTATTCATTGGTGAAAAGACCAGTATTGATGCGACTAAGTACGATGTTGTTTACCGGAAGTGGAAAGAAATATACGTTGCGAAACCCCATGAAACCCCATTCCTTGACGAGCCTGAAAATGGCGATTCCGTGTGGAACGAACTTGATGACGGGATAATGACTATTGACGTGATACTTGATTTCAGGCAGTACCAACTAAACTCTGCTCTTGAAAATATGGTTGATTATATCGGTGTTGGTAATGCTCTTTCGAGGAGTGCGCCGGATGAGAGTTCATTGACAAAGCATTATCTTGACGGGTATAAACACGCTGCTATTATCGAAGAGCGTCCTCATTATTTTGGTATCCGGTTAAATGGTAAGAAATGGGAAGACCATGCTATCTGGGCTGCTGATGCTGTGCAGGGAGGAGAGCGGTTTGTTGTACCCGATGTCGTAGATCCAGCTTTTCGTAAGATATTCCCGTTCAAGCTGATAAACGGGAAGGGTGTTGGTAATGACAATATTGTTTATGTCGGTGATCGTGATTTGGTGCTTGCAAGAGTATTGGGCGATCCACTTGAATGGCAGTTCATAAAGACAATACAGGACGTGGGTGGTCAAGCTGAATGGGCTGTAACCGTTATTGCTGAGGCTGCGGAGAGTGGTAATCTTGACGGAGTGTTCTTTCTCGGATTAAAAACGGGTGGACGTGTATTCGATCTATATAAAGCCGTTCCTTCGACAAATGATGTGAATAATGATTACATAGCTGGTTCTAATCCCTCCAGTACAAGGATTGAAGCAACCCATAAGGGCGTTGTAAGTCTTGCTGACGATGACGCTATGGCTATACATCTGCCAGAATACAGGTTATTCCTGTTACATTTCCCAACTGACGGGATTACGAAGGTTAGAGATTTCAGGGCAGAAGATCATGCCAGGCAGGGTTATGAATGGTTGACGTGGGAGTTTGCACACAATCCAACAGCGTGGTGTGTCGCTCCGGAAGGATATTTGATATATACAGACGGTGATCAGTTGTTGCGTTTCCCGAAGGCTACTGATGACGGCAAGGATGTTACAACAGCTATTCAAATCGGTGGTCGTATTGATATAGGTACACCAGATAAAATGGACGCTGAATTTCAAGAGATTGGACTGAAATATAAATGTGTTGGAACGACATTGACTGTTACGATTGTACGTGATGATGGTGTACGTAGCAATATGATGGCGGTGTTTCCTGAACGTGCCGTGAAGGGCGAGGATCATATACGAGTGGGTTGGCAAAAGAAAATCAACGAAGAAATATCTATCGAGTGGGAATTGACAGTTCCTGGTGAATGTACAGCTTTCGAGTTGCATAAGATATTCGGATACATAGAAGGACAGAGGGTTAAATAAATGCCACAAACTGATGATATAAAAACCAAGATTGCGAATAGTAAAAACGTCAGCGGACTTGATGCTGTGCGGATAGTAGAAGCCGTAACGAGAGAGAAAGATGAACTGGAGGCTCGTGTAAAGAAATTAGAGACAACTGGTGGTCAGCCGGTACGTGTAAGACGAAACAGGGGAATGTAAAATATGCCAGCAAATCAGCCATATCTGGGAGGGACAAGGCGTTATGATCCAAACAAGCGAATCGGTGAAGTTGATTATGCTCCATATCAACGTGCTAAAAAGAGCGTAACCAGACTTGCTGTGGGGCGCACAGCAGAAGCCACACGAACCAGTACCGGTCGATTAGAACGTCAGGGACTGGGTGATGTTCCAGGAATACGCTCCTCTATTACCGGTCGCTCTAACGTCAGAATGCAGGAAGCACTTGCTCCCCAGCTTTCTAAGATTGACCTTGCCCTTGCGGATGCTAAGGAACGCCAGACACGCTTTGATGAACAAATGGCTCAACGTCGCAAAGAACTTGAAGATGCTAAAGAGGCTGCGAGGTCAGCCGGAACATGGAGGTTGATCGGTGATGCGATAAAGATTGCAATGTTGTTCACACCCGCTGCTCCTGTTGCTGGATTAGCCTTACTTGGAGGTCAAGAATAATGCCATTAGACTTAGCACAATATCCGAGTCAAGGACTTGCCGATCCGATAGTCAGCACAATCAGACGCAATCGTGAACTGCAACGGCTTGAGACCCAGAAGCAGGAATTGATAGCATCGGGAGACAGGGAATTTCAGCAAGGCGTTGAGATTGCTAAACAGCGTGGTGGTGATGTAACCGGACTTGAAGGTGTCTCTAAGAGGGTTGGTGAAAGTGCACTGTCTATCAGTAAGCAAACACAGCCTGACCTGCCAGACACAGAGAGACGTGATGCGATGTTTGATCGTGCAGAGAAGATAGATTCTTATCAATCTTTTCAGTTATTCTCGCAGGAATTTGCAGAGGAAATTTCTAAATCTATGACACCCGAAAGTCTTGAAGAGATTGGCAATACGTGGAAGCGGCGTGATGAGGAGGCTGGTGTGCTCGGTGCAGAAAAGTTATCATCACAACAGGCACTCACCGCACAGCGCAAAAGAGTAACTCCCGACAAGCCCATGACTCGAACACAGCAGTTGAAACAGGATGAGTTGGAAGAAAAGGCTGTACGTATAGACGACGTTGGTGGTCGAAGTAGGTCTCTCAAGCAGGCAGAAGATTATGTTGATGAGCTTGAAAAGAAGATCGCCACTAAACAGTCCGCTATTGACAAAATAGATTTTGCGGCATTAGATGAAGCCGGAAGGAAAGAAAGCGACATAAATCGAGCAAATCTCAATAACATGATATTTGAGCGCAACGAGGCGATTCAGAAAATCAACGATGCTCGTGAGGAGTTGAAAGTGGATAAAAAGCCCGATGAAATAGTAAACGAATTTAACGTGTTTTATGATGGGCTTTCAGATAAAGATAAAGGCATCATAGATACTTTGAAAAGTGAAGGTTATACAGATAAAGAAATTATGGAAGAATGGCAACGGTAAATTCAAATATAGATAGCGTAAGAAAAAGGCTTGATCTTCGACGCAGGATGACTTCCCTGCGCAATGATATACCTGTTCATACAAGAATTGCCGAGTTGCGAGTTGCAGGAGCTACTGGACAAATTGATGAGGGGGAGCGTATTTCTCCGGATACTCTCCCTGCTCCTGCTGTTCCGACAAGTGATGAAAAGAGAACATTCTTTGGTGGCTTAAGTCGTGGCTTAAAAATGTACAAAGAATCTACATTGCCGGAAACTGTAGGTTCGCTATTAGAAATGACAGGAACTCCACAAGAAACAGAAACCATTACAGGAATAGCCGGAATTACACATAAGCAAAAACCTGAACAAACCGAATTTCAAAAGAAGCTCTTTAGGAAGGGAACGGAAATAAGGAAAAAAGGTATAGAGTCCCGTGAGGAGTTATTAGAAGAGTTTCCTGAATGGTATCAAGACGCTGTTACATTAAAAACATTTTATAGACCTGAGTTAATTGGTAGAATAATCGGAGAGCAACTCCCTGTACTTGGTACGACAGTTGCTGCTGCTGGTGTCGGAACATTGGTTGGTGGAGTTCCCGGCGGTGTACTTGCGGGAGCTACTGTTGCGTTTGCGATGGAGAGCGGTGATGCTTATGGTGAAGCGAGAGAAAGCGGAATGGATCCAGAGGCTGCAGAGGCTGTTGCAATAAGAGTAGGTACTGTCAACGCTGCATTAGAGGTTGTACCTGCAATGGGTATTCTTAAGAAAGCTGGACTTGGCAGGGCTTTTTCTAAAGCAATGGTAAATCGTTCATTGAAAAAAGGAATAGCGAGAGTTCCGCGTTCAGCACTTGAACAATCACTGACCGAATCTGGTACGGAGATACTCCAAGAGTTAAATACTGCTCTCAGTATTTCTAAAGAAAGTGGAAAACCTCTTGACGAGGGAGAGTTGAAACGTCGTCTTGTTGAATCTGGTTATGCAGGTGGTTTATTGGGATTCATTGGGGGTGGCGGAAGTCAAATTGCTGGTGCGGTAAAGGAAAAAGCTACGGCGGTCAAAGATGAAGCACGAGAAGATGTTGTCACAAAAGTACCTCCAGAGAGGGATATTGTACGACCAAGCGAGGAAGTTAGCGAGAAAAGAGTTGAACCGGAAGCGGTTAAAGAGCCGGAAAAGAAAGCCGAACCGGTAGCTGATGCTGAATTTATCGGAATGCAGGACGTTCCTGGTAAAGATGCAATTCCGTTATTTAATATTACGAAGGAGGGTCATCCCAAGTTCAAGAGTACAGTAACGAAGGAAACGCTTGAGGCTGAAGGCTTGAAAGTTCCGGAGTTTACCGTTCCTGAGAAAAAAGTTGAAGCTCCGAAGGTTGCGGAAAAACCCGAACCTAAGCCCGCTAAAAAGGAGTTATATAGACCATTTGATGAACTTTTAGATGCAGAATTAAATACAGTTGATTATGATATTACTCCATCTCAAAGAAGTCAGTTTACAAGAGCAAAGACTACGCTAAAAAACCTTGAAAATAAACATACAGGAATTGTAGATTTTGTAAGAAATAATCCGAGAGACAAAGACAAGGGTGGCTATGGAGATAATTTTAATCGTGTATTAACAGCAATGACAAGAATAGAAAATCTTTCGCTTAAACCCAAGCCCGCTAAGGAAGCGTGGGAGATGACGAGGGGGGAGTTTGATACATCTTCCGAAACGGCATTTCATGGTACAGATAAGGAATTTGATGCGTTTGACATAGGCGAAACTAAAAAGTGGGACAAGTTTGGATTATGGTTTACTAAGGGGAAAACCTTTGCCGAATCATTCGGAGGTAAAATTAAATCAGCAAAAGTTGTTCTTGAAAACCCGAAAGTGATTACAGCAGAAGCGTGGGATAAAATACGATTAGCACATGCAAAAGATGACGCTTGGTTTAGTCAGTGGAGAGCAGATTTAATCAAGTCTGGTCACGATGGACTTGTTGTTCAATCTAAGAAAGAGGAATTTGCTGGTCAGATTGTAGAAAAACCAGAAGAGGTGGCTGCATTTTATAATTCTCAGGTTAAAACCCATAAACAACTCGTCCAGAAAGCCCTCGCCGAAGGCAAGCCCGTGCCTCCCGAAGTTCTGAAGGACTATCCGGAGTTGAAGGCTAAACCAAAGCGGAAAGTTGAAGCAGAGCGTAAACCGCAACCGAAGGCAAAGGTAAAAGCAGAAGTAAAACCAGACGTAAAGAAACTCGGTGATGTAACTGGTATTACAAAGGCATTCCTGAAAGGCTTCTATGAGAGTATTGGCTTTGATCAAATGAATACACCTACACAGGTTCAGGTTAAGGCTACTGTCAAAGAGGTGATCGATGAAGGTCTGTATAATAATGCCCCAACTATTGTGTCATCACTACAAAGCGATCCTCGCCCATTGAATTACAAGGAAGAGATGTCTGTTTTGGTATATCAAGCAATGATAACTGATAAGTATAATAAAACTATTGAAGACGTTAATGAGCTAAGAAAAGCGGGTGAACTTGATAAAGCCGATGCGGTCTATTCACGTTCACGAGAGATGCTTAATGAGGTTATTACCATCAATGAAGGTGTTAAAATTATGGGAACTCAGGCAGGTATTTCCTTTAGATTCCTTCAGGTTCAATTAGATAACGCCACATTCACACCAGTTAATGTGATGGCGTGGGCGAGGGCTGCTAAGGGTGATAAAAAGCTGACACGGGCTGAAGAGTCTAAGTTTGACAACCTGATACAGCGCACTAAGGACATGCAGAAGCAGGTTGACAAGCTTGAGAAAAAGTCTCAGGAGTTGCAGGATGAAATTGCTGAAAGGGCTGCCAAAAAGATAGTTACAAGAGAAACGAAACGGAAGGCAAAGCGTGTTGATCTACGTGCAGAGCGTAAACAAATACTTGATGATATTTCAAAGCTTGGTTTCAGGCTTAACGATATAACTGGAGTATCGGCTGAAGGTTCATATCTTGTCGGGAAACTGGCTGTTAATTTCATCCGTGAAGGTGCGTTGACGCTTCAAGAAGTAGTTGATAAGGTAATTAAGGTTCTTCCTAATCACGATATAACACCTCGTGTTGTCTATGATGCGTTGAACGCTCGTGACCCTGAAATTCAGGCAAAGGCAAAGGGTGATACTGAAAAGCTCATACGTCAACTCAAGACAGAAGCTCGCTTAACGGCAGAGATTGAAGATGCTGAAAAGGGAGTATTCAAGCCGGTAGAAAAACACGTTACCAGTGTTGCGGTTAAAAGCCTGATGGCTAAACTACGCAATCTTAAAAAACTGGCATATAAAACAGAGCGTGATGGGGTTCAGCTTGCCAAGATACTCAGGCAAATATCCGAAGTTGAGGATATGATTGATACCCAGTACAGGATTATCAAAAAAGCATCTGAACGGGACTCTGGTGAAATAGCTCAGGCAAAACAGAAACTACGTGATATACGCTCATTAATGAATACGAAAGACAAACTCGCTGACCTTCAGCAACAAATGGACACTAAAGAGTTCAGGGTTGAACCTCCTAAAGAGAAGCGTAAACTGCCTCCCGAACTGGCTAAGGCAAAGATTCAACTTGATCTTGCTCGTAAACAAATCAGACAAGCAATCCGTGATCTTGAAACTCCACGATGGAGAAAAACGCTTGTTGAAGTAATTACCGCTCCCCGTGCGTTAATGGCAACCGGTGAAATGTCCTATGCTCTTCGTCAAGGAATGATATTATCGGTTAGACGACCGGTAAAAGCGACTAAGGTATTCAAGACAGCAGCAAAAGCATTCTTTAGCAATTATTCCGCTGAACGTGCTGATATTGAAATGAGGGATGATCCGAATCAATTTCTTAGAGAAAAACATGGACTATATCTATCGCCATTGAAAGAAGGTGGTTTAAACGAGCGTGAAGAGGTATTCACGAGTAGCCTGTTACAACGAATACCATTAATGGGTCAATGGATTAAGGCTGCTGAACGCAATATGATTGTGGGATTAAACCTGCTACGTTCCGGAGTGTTTGATGAATTTGTAAGGAAATTTCCGAACGCAACAAACATCGAACTTAATGCTTATGCTGACTATGTGAACGCTGCATCAGGCAGAGGAGACCTGAAAAGTTTTACTCATGCTGCCCATAAACTGTCTATTGTAATGTTTTCGCCTCGCTATACGGTTAGTAGATTTCAGACACCGTATAAGATTGTGAAATACTGGGAACATAAGCGGGTCAGGAATGAAATCGCTAAGGATTTTGTGGCGTTCGGGACACTGGGCTTGACGGTATTATCGCTGGCTGCATTTGCTGGAGCTACAGTTGGCATTGATCCAAGAGAGTCTGACTTTGGTAAAATTGTAATTGGCAATACCAGAATTGATATGTTTGCCGGAATGTTACAGGTCACAAGACTGGCAGCACGTATCGTTTTGAAGATTACTGACCGGATAGGATTAACCGGTAAATACTTACCGGATTATGCAAAACGAGCATCAATACTTGAAGAGGTTATGCGTTTCAGTACATACAAATTAAGTCCAACGGTTCATTTACCAAATACTCTAATCTCTGGACGTGATGCTGTGGGTAGAAAAGTTGATCCTCCGGAAGCGATTGTAAGAAGCGTAACCCCGCTATTCCTGCAAGAGGGTTATGATGTAGGCAAGGACGAGGGTTTGGTTGGCGGTATTCTTGCTCTCGCTGGTGCTGGAGTCGGAGTTGGTATTCAGAACTACGAGACAAAAACCGAGTATAAGCGTAGGATAAAGCAAAGCGAGGTTAATGCAATGAGGGCTGATGGTAAGATTGGCAAGTCCAACAAGATGGCAAATAGATGGAACGTGTTACATAGAAACGACCAGATCGAACTCGTAACACAAAAAGATGGTAAAACACTTTGGAAGAAAGCTAAATAAAGGAACTTCATAATGAGACGATTAACAGTAGTGCTGGTGGTATTGTTTATGGTGGGAATGGCGAGTGCTGTTGACCCCTATGACTACCAGAAATTTTACCAAAAGCAGAATGCGGGTCATCTGATCGGGGGTGAGCATACTCCGATAATTTACAGCGGTTCTGGGATGTGCAGTAACACCAGTTCGGTAGTGTACACAACCAGATGGTTGTTGGTCGGATTTGCAGAAGGCGCAACACGGAGAGACAGTAAAGATATTTCTTACTTCAATCCAGAGATATTCACTGTTGGGATTAGGCTTGATATTGATGGCAGTGATTGTGGTCTGACAAGTGCTTATTTTGAGTATTGCTTGGACTCGGCTGAAACAGATCGAATAAAGTTGACACTCGGAAACAACACTCAGCCTCTTGTTGAGTTCTTGATTGATGATGTGATAACCGGTAGCATATCCGGCGCAACGGCTAAAATCTTTGAAATCTCTATTGTTGGTGCGGATACTTTTCTACTCTGTCATGGTGTTGAGGGGGTATTTGATGTTACTCCCGCTGTAGATGTTGTAACGGGAAGCTTGTCTGGTGTATCTGCTGAAATCAGCGCAAAGTCAAGTATCTGGGATCGTTCAGGCTGGAACGCTGACAGTTCAAACTTCTTTATCGGTGATTTTTACACTCGCTTGAAATATGGTCAAGGGAAATATGAGGTAATTACCGATTCATCAAGATATTACTGGATGAAGCACGAGAGGCTTATCGGTGGTTATTATAGAATGATATTCGAGAGTGATTCTGCTGGTGAATCAACGGTAAACTGGACTCTAATCTGTGAGAATTAAGATGAAGCGATTACCGTTTATATTACTCACGCTACTTCTGATAGCTACGTCTCTGTTCGGTCAGGAGCGTTGGGGTCGAGATGGCTCGTGGGGTCGCAACGACATTGCTTGGGGGAGGGGGGCTGTCAATACTCCGATTCAGTTTATCAGCGAGTGGGAAACAGAGAATGCTGGTTCTGCTACTAAGACGATAGTATTACCACTCACAAATGATTCCGATCTTAATATAAATGTGAACTGGGGAGATGGTAGTTATAGTCATATTACTGCTGGTAACTGGGATACGGACAATACACATCTCTACGCCACAACTGGCACTAAGACTATTAAGATTACTGGTACTTTACAAGGTTTTCAGTTTGATAATGCCGGTGATATACTTAAAATCACTGAAATTTCACAGTGGGGGGGTTTTGATGTTTCGACAAATTGTGCGTTTTATGCGTGTGCTAATCTTGTTGTAAGCGCAACCGATTTTCCTTTAATTAGCACTTCTGATTTAATAAATACATTTCGTGGCGCGACAAGCTTAACATCTATCGGTGACCCTACTGGCTGGAATATTACTGGTGTAACTTCTATGCAAAATCTGTTACGTGGTACAGCTTTTGATCAGGACTTAAGTTCTTGGGATATTAGTCTTGTTACAGTTATGTCAAATATGCTTGAGGGTAACACTACCCTTTCAACAGCAAACTACTCAGCTATGCTAATTGCTTGGGAAGCTGGTGCTCATCAAGATAATGTAGTAGCTCACTTTGGGGATGCTACCTACTCTTTTGAAGCAGCAGCAGCACATGCAGCATTGATTGATGATGGGTGGACAATTACTGATGGCGGTGATGAAATACCTGGACTTGTTGCATTCTTTCCAATGTCTCAAGTTCAAGCATCAGGTACAACAATAAATGATTTAAGTTCAACGGAAAATGATGGAACTGCCGCAAATGCTCCTTCGTTTGTAACAGGAAGAGATGCTGTTGCTAATCGTTCTATTCAATTTGATCCTGGTGCAAGTGATGAAATTGTTATTACTGACAACGCTGCATATAACATAGCTACAACACTAAGTGTATCTGTCTGGTTTAAGAATGACGATGCAGGTCTTGTTGGAGTTGAAACTCTTGTAAGTAAATGGCAAGCTGCTGTAGGGAAAAGGGAGTGGATGGTACGGGTTGACGCTGATGAGAAAATAAGGATATTTTTCTCTGCTGATGGAACGACTAACGATTATTGGGTTTCAACCAATGCAATTACTCCTAATGTTTCAAACCTCTTAATCTTTACCTACAATGCAGGTACTGTAAATGTTAGACTAAATGGTGCTGCTCTTACCGGAGATTGGGCTGCGGCGGGCATAAATAGTATTCGCAATGATAATGTAAATGTGGTAATTGGGAATTATGATGGTGCTACTGCATTCTGGGACGGGGCAATTCAAGATGCGTTAATCTATAATCGAGTAATAACAGGTGGTGAGATAGCAATAATTGAAGCAGGAGACTTTTAATGAGAGCTATAATATGCACAGACAGAGAGTGGCAAGCTCTTGAAAAACTGGCTTATGATGGGCTGGTCAAGGATAAAGTGATTGATGAGACACTAAGGGACGAGGAGACTGGTAAGCTTGACAAGCAGGTTTACAGCACTCCAATCAGACACCATGACGGCAGACTTGCGTTCAGGGTTGAAGAGCGGGTAGAGAAATACTTGCCAGACCTTGAGAAAGTCATTGAACTTAGCTGGGATTGGTTCTGTCCTGCACATCAGATTAGAAGGCATAAAGTGCCGATATATTGGTGCGCATATAGTTATGACCATTCTAAACTGTACTTCACAGGAGTTGTTGATGTTGGACAGGAGCTGACTACAGGACAACCTCATTTGCTTGTCGCTGACACTGAAGCGGAGCTTGAAAAGAAGGTTGATTCGGTATTTGGAGAAGGTTACCATCAGAGGCGGAAACCAAAGGAGGACTTCTGATATGGATCAGGCTATGGAAAACCGCATATTCGACAAACTGAGCGAAATCAAGGATGACCAAAACGATAAGCATACTGCGGTGATTGGGAGATTGTCGGCTATTGATGCACGTCTTACTGCGCAGAACGGCAGTATAGGCGATAACTCTGCGGATATAAAAGACAACGAAAAAGATATTGTAAGGCTGAAAATCATAACAGCAAGAATCAGAACAGTTGGTATTGTTGTGGGAAGTATAGCAGGAATCGCAATAGCAATTTTTGAGATATTCATTAAGTAATTAAACTTATTACAATCTGTAATGGGTTGAAACACAGGGGGTAAACGATAGGGACTTTTACTGGAAACAAACTCATCTTGAAGGCAATTAAGTCTTTATAAAACAAGATGTGATTTGGAAATTTCACAGAAATAAACAGGAGTCAATAATGGACTGGATAGTAGGTCAAGTAATTATGGTAGTTATCGCTTTGGCATTTGCGTTCTTTGTGATTGGAATGCCAATTATATACCATTTTCAAGAGACGAAAAGGAGTAAGTTAATATGGAAGGTATAACAGAGTTTTTAACATCACCGCTTGGAATGGTTGTTGGAGGTGGTGTTATAGCTATACTGCTTGCGGTTGGGAATAAATTTCTTTCGGATGAGCGGTGTGAGGCAATAGGAGCGAAACATGGTCTCTGGTCAACCACAATCGGAACAATGAAATTTGGTAAGGTGTGGAATAAGGTCGAGAACTTCTTCCAGCGTAAACGTAAAGCTTATTTCAAGGGCTTTGATCGTGGAGCAGACTCCGATGACTAAACAAGTGTAACCCAAATTCGTTTCCTTTAGTAAGACAATTAAATTCACCAGAGGAAACGATGGAGTTTGTAGAAAAGCTAAGAATTGCCTTAATTCGTTATCCGATTGATAAAGCCATTGATTCTGGTTTTACAATATCAAAAGAATGCGATGAAGCAATGAAACAGAAAATTTCCGATTTAATTGACAAAAGGGACAGAAAGATGAAGAACAAAAACAAAAGAACCAAACACGATTGCTGTTACTGTAACGAGAGAATGCTTCAGTTTCAGTATGACGCATGGTTAGAACACGCTCATAGCACAACACCGGAAGGTGCAGATCCTTCAGATAAGCCATACCATGTAGGATGTTATGAGGAGCATGATGACAACTAAACTCCTCACATTCTTACTGACGCTGATTTTGTGTTCATCTGGCTTTGCGTACTACCTGCCTCCAGATTCCTTCGCTGTTGAAGATACTATCAAGCCTCCGAAGTGGTGGACTCCGGACGAATTTCAAGTAAAGCATTCCTTCAGGGAAGCGAAAACTACAGACGTTCTTGATCATCAGTTCAAATTCGTCATCCTGAACGACATCTATCACGCTGACTACGAGTTTGAACGTCAAGAGGACATTCTGTATCAAAACATCTACTTGAAGCTTACGGTCGATTTATACGTGCTTAATATGGAAGTCTGGACTAAGGAAAAAGTAGCAAATCGTATCAACTCACAATCATTGATGTTCGGCTGGAAATGGTTCGGTTATGGAATGGTAACAAGCCGATACATAATTGATGATCTTCGTGACGCATTTTACTTTCAATACGAACATGAATTTCCTGATAGTGTTGAGCATAAATTTGAAACGAGGTTCACAACAGACTTTGATGATGTCAATATCTTTGAGTGTCGAGCTGAGTATGTATTTGGGAAGTGGTTTGGTCTTAATCCGTTTATCGGAATTAATTTTTACATCGGTGACAGAATGGACAGGCGAGGTGAATACGGATTGAAGTACATTGCCAAGACTGATTAAATACCTCGTGATTCACTGTTCGGACTCCCGATTTGGAGAGCGCAACCTGATTGACCAGTGGCATAAGCAACGTGGATTCCGAACGATAGGCTATCACTACATCATCACAAATGGACACTTACATAATACTCGTAAGTATCGTTCTGAGTATGATGGTGTCATACAGGTTGGTCGTCCTGTAGCAGAAGCCGGTGCGCACGTCAAGGGATATAATAAGCACAGTATTGGAATATGTTTAATCGGCAAACATCACTTCACCGAAAAGCAGTTTACCGAGCTACGTGGACTGATTACTGAGATTAAGAAGATTCATCCTGACGCTCGTGTTGTAGGTCATTACGAGCTTGATGATAGAAAGACGTGTCCTAATATATCGGGACATTTTCTTAGGGATGTTATTCTTGCTTGATGTTCATGTATTGATGTTTCATAGTTTCAATCCTGCTTGTTTCCCTATTGACCACAATCTTGCCGGTCGTTTATCATGTCCTATTATCTTGGCATTACAGACATTACAGGTACGCATATAACCCTTTCCCACATCACTTGCATCACCGCAACGAGGACAGATAGTACGTGCTTTAACATGAAAACAATTAGCATTTTTAGGAATACCACTCATAGTTTCAACACTTCCTGAGATAATCTTTCCTCCGCAATCTTGCAGTATTCTGGACTGATTTCAAAGCCGATAAATTGACGACCATACTCCTTCGCCGCTACAAGGGTTGTGCCTGAACCAGCGAAGGGGTCAAGGATGATGTTGTTTGGTTCGGATATTCTGTTTATCAACCTTAACATGTAATCAATAGGCTTCGGTGAAGGATGATTCATTTTAATACCCTTGATTACAAAATCAAAACAAGTAATCCCCCTCTTGATAGGCTTACCAGCAATCACACATGCAAGCCAATTACCGAACCCACTCTTTGTGAAAGTCATTCCATTCATATTTCTTGCTGCTATTACATCTATGAAATCATCACCCACAAGCGGAATAGAGTCTTTCGGATTATAAGAACCTGTTATTATACAGACGGTTGACGCTATCCGTTTTGCTTCTCGATACCATTCTGTGGGAAATTTAGTATCCCATTCGGCTTTGCCAATCCCATACGGCGGGTCAGTGACCACCAAATCCACACACCCATCCGGCAGATTTGCCATCAACTCCAGACAATCACCGCACGTAACTTTATTCAGGTACTGGTCAATCACGGCATAGCCCATATTCTACTGAACTTCATTATTCAACATCCAAAAATTCAATAATATCTTCCCATCTATCGCAAACGGTAGATAGAAACGATTTATGACGTTCCTCTTTTTCTTTCACCTCGTCCCATAAATCCTCGTCCATATATTCATAAACTTTATCACTTATAAGCTGTGACATTACTTGCGGATTCAGCGCATCAAGCTCCCAGCTATCATTACCATAGTCACTGATATAGCCTTCGGCTCTTGAATCTGTCAGTTTTGTAGGATTAGGAGGTGGATTATATTCTTCAATTTGATCCATATTTAGGGCAATCCGCTCCATTATAAATTCATCATCTTCGAGTTCACTGAACATTAAGAGCCTGTCCCTGATGTCACGAGTCATATCTATTCCTGATGGATCGTGATCGCCAAGATGCAGGATTACAGGAGTGGCTCCGCCGAACTTATGATAATCTTTTAATCTTTTACCAGCCCTCCACATTTCAGACTGAGAAGTATATCCACGACAGGAAAAGCGAGGAATATCAAGCTCTCTACATATTCCCTCAATAACTCCTATCAGGGCATCTTTTTCAATCCACACCTCAACCCTATAGGGTTGACCTATCCATTTATTTAATTCGTACCACCTTGAATAGGCACGGATCATTTGTGAAGGCGAAATCCAGTGTCCATTTTCTTTCATTTGACGTGTTCGATCAACAATACTATTCCAGTCAATCATTCCAGCTAATCGAGCATTACTGATGATACTGCCCAATTTATCATAATTGCTTTGAATATTTTTAGACCCTGTTTTCTTATCCCTCCATTCTTCCGGGAATGAGTCGCTTTGCACAAATTGATAATACAACTGCCTGAGTGTCAGATCAAAGCCCATATTAGCATGTTCATTGATTATCTGTTCAGCCTTCTCAATAATTTCAAGAGTACCCGCCCTGAATCGTTTTGTTTTATATGTTATCTTACTCATCACCCCACCTCTTTTGTGTTGACGACCCACTCCCATATATCCTGCAACCTTTCAGCCCTGACCGCTGTTACTTCACGGTGGATTCGGGAAGCCCAGAATGGCATGTGGATTGAGGACTTCCAATGAGAGGCAAAGGTTCCATCTTTTCGTAATTCCATATATTCATCGCCGTCAAGCCATTCAAAATCAGGCGACTTTTCACGGTAAATGATATTTCGCTCATGTCCGTCTTTGTCTTTAGTTTGGGTAACAATATCATTTGCCCCTTCGTTCCAAAAGCCCAATTCAGACCACGTCTCCTTAATGAAAATCCGGTCACCGACTTGGTAAGGGCAATATACTCGCATCGTTGTATCTTCTTTAGGATCGCCCCTCCACCCATCGTCTTTGTGACAAAATGGAACATGTAAATACTGCTCGTTCTCACAAGTGCAATAAAAATTAGCCTTTCCGCCATTATCAACCCTTGCTCTATCGAAGTCAAATAGTAATGGCTTGTGTCCAGGTGGTCTCTTTACTACGACCCTAAACATCGCCTTTCGACCGGACAGCCAAGCTTTGACCTCTTCGGCTGTCTGGATTATGCCTCGATTACGCATCGTCTGTCTCCTTATATGCTTCGTGTTTACAAGTTTCCCATCCGTTTTGATGGTGATCATAATGGCAATTACTACAATTTACTCTAAGTCCCCAACAGACAGGGCATTGATGTTCAGTAAATCCTCTCCAATGCTCCCTCTTGTGAAGGGTTAAATTGTCGCAAGGCTGCTCTCCCTTTTCGTATTTACTCACCTCACCCCCCACCCTTTTCGGCGTCTATCTTCCGGTCTGTGTTTACGCTTTCAACATCAGCTTCACGCTTGGCTATGTGAGCGTCGTAGGTGGTTTGGCAAGCTCGAAAGACATTGTCTCTTGATGTGTGATATATAGATAGAACATAAAATTGAACTATGTTATCTTCATCAACTTCCACTTTAGCCTGAACCTCAACCCCTTCAATATCGTCGCTTTTGACATCAATGAGGGTTGCTATTTTCAGGGTTAGCTCTGTCATGGTTGCTCCTTTTATTTATTTGGACAAGGTAAAGTGTGTCCATGTTTTATTCCAGAACGTGCATCTATCAATCTACCATCTTCTGTTCTGACCATAAATCTCTTGTTTTTTTTATCTTTTATAATCTCTTCAAGCACTCCTTTACTCCACCAGCTATCTACTTGAATAGATGTGTAATAAATAACTGGATCACCAACTTCTAATACTTGCACTTTTATTTTTCTTGTTACTACCTTCATTTCTTCACCTCCTGATATTCAGCCTCCGCTCGAAGGCGGTCTATTTCTTCGACTATTGCTTTACGCATGTGTCCAGGAATAAAAGGCAGTTGAGGCATTTCCAAATAATGCCTTATTTCTTTCCACTTTTCATCCGACATCGGCTTTGGTTTATCAGCCATTTTGGTCTCCTTAGTTATTATGATGCTCTTCGCACACCGCATCGGGAATTTCAGACGCTCCTGATGCTTTAGTGTTGAGTTTCATCAGGGTTTTACACCTGTAACAAATACATGTAATTAGATGTTCTTTTTTATCATATCTTGATAATTTTGGTTGTTTCCACTTAATTACTCCCCAAATTGCAAGCCCAAAATAAACAGCGAATAGTGCCGATTGGGGATATGCTGTTTTGTGAAAGCAATAAATGCAATGTGCGAAGTTAGTAAATATCCAGATTACGAAACACGACTGTCGTTTGTAGATATTCAAGATTACTCCAATCAACGCAAATCCAGATACAATCCACATGAGTAGGTCAATCATTATTTACCCTCTTTCTCAGTCCACTGCTTGACTTCCCAAAGGGCTTCGGAACGGGCAGTGAGTTCGTCTTCATAGGTTAAATTAACTATTTTTATCATACCATGAGTGTCCCACCAAACAATCTTTGTCTTTATTTTATTATATTTTCTTGAAGGGCTACAAGTCAATGTAACCTGAGTCTTTCCTATATCAAACTCCTTACACACCGCCTTTTCAACCTCAGTAAGAGTGTCGAGGTTGAGGGGTGGGATTTCCCGCTTAACAGGCTTGTCGTGTGGCTCAAGTTCTGTTATGTCTAAAGGGTATCCTGCCCAAATACCATCTGATTCAGGATCAACTGTTCTGGGCACAAATACTATTTCTGTCCACCCCAACCTCTCAGCGTTCCAAATCCTGAGTTCAAGCTTCTGTGTTTCTGTTAGCATTTTACCACCTATCCTTTTTTAGATGTTTTCTGGTTTGCCTACTATCTTCATCCTTGCATAGTTGTAGAAATCGAAACAAAACCTCTTTAGGCTCTGTTCTCCATCCCTCAATTTCAGATTTTGCCTGCTCAAGAAATCGCTTGCCTATTTCAGCGGTATCAGGAAAATTTGAATCTGGAGGGAACAAACCCTCACACTCTTGAATTATCTGCTCTTTTGTCAACATGATGCCTCCTTTGGCACTCATTATTAATACATCCTAACCTCAAAATCCACGAGGTAACCCATGTTGAGTAATATGATGTCTCAACATATCACTAACTCCCCCTTCACTATCTGAAACAGGGATACTAATAAAATCATCAATCCAGCCATCTATGATCTTTTGAGCTTCTATTACAGTTACCTCCTTAAAAGCCTGTCTTAATCGTATTCCTTTAATTATGGCATATATCTCTTGGGCACCACATCCTCCTTGTTCTGCAAGTCTCTGTAAAGATTGATTGCCATGATTTATTAAAGCTTGTTCATTATGAGCGAAAATTAAAGCAAACGGGATACTTTTTCGCCAAGACCTTTCTGAGCTATGTACAGGAAAATTCTCCATCATTTCACCTCCGGTATTTGTCTAACCCTTAAATCTTCTGGAAATTCAGTCATGTCTGTAACTACCTTGCCATTGATTGATAGTTGCTTAACCCATACGGGCACTCCGGCAGCTATGCACTGCTGAACTATCTGCCGTACCCATTCGATGTCACATGGTCTGCGATTAGCGCCAGACTCTGATCCAATAATCACCCAGTCAAATCTTCTAAGACCGTCTAAGTGGTCAGTTGTATGTTTATCAAAATAGTTATAGGGTTGCCATTGTCTCCACCTGAAAGTAATCTCTTCAATCAACGGCTCTAAGCTGAGAAACCGCACAGCAGCAGGTGTCTTGAGCAAGTACGGCACTCCTTCATCGAGTTCCTTCTGTGTTGATGCTGAAAAGCCGAGCCAGAGGTTAGGAAGTGGGTTATTTTGACTTCCCCACATTATTCTTGACTTACAGTATTCAAGCATTCGCTCAGGTCTTTTACTTAAAACCTGAACAATATGTTGTTGCACCTTAGAGATTTCAAAAAATGTTTTATCAAGAAAAACGTCCGATATATCTTCATGAAACAAATCATTCCAGATCGCAAAAAATGTCGGGTCTTTTTTGTTGAACCGCTTCAAAAGATGCTCCGCAAACCGCACATTACCAGTCCAGCGTCCATTGTCATCCGTCAGACCTTCATAGAAGGGGTTGTTTTTGAACCTGTGCGCAATAGAAGCACTCCAGCAGTTCGTACAGCCCCGACCGACTGGCGTGCAACCTGGTACAAGTATTACACCTTCATCCCACCAGCGTCCAGCTTTCATGTTTTCAGGTTTAGGTAGTCTCATTTCGCCTCCTAAAATCTAATGTTTTGTTGTTCAGTGTGTATATCAATCTGTTTCTGTAATGTCGCACACCACCCATTCAGCCAGTCAACCTCTGCCAGTAGCTCTTGGATAATCTCTCTAAGCTCGTGTGTAATTGGTAATGTGCTCGGTTGATTTGCCTCGATCCGTATCTCTTCGAGCCGTTCCGGTTTTATGCCGTCCATTATTTCACTCCTATCCGTTTAATTTTCCACTCTCCTTTGTGTTTACCACTCTTAATCTTGGTAACGAGGAAAAAGTCATATTTATCCCCATAGCGCCACGCAGCCCATTTTAACCGGACGCTATCTCTTGACCACACATAACCCTTTACCTCATAGATGCGAGGTTTATGTCCATGCACATCAAGATTAACAACAAAGTCGGGAGTATAAATAGTCGGAGTTGTCTTAGATACAAGATTAAAAGGACAGAGTTCGAGCGAGAATGGCTCGTAATCGTATCTCACAATACCATGCTTGGCTTGTAGTCTTTGAAGCTCAAGCCACTCCCCAAACTCCACCTCGTAGCCGGACTTCTTCTGCATCTTTTTCAACTCTTTGGCTGTGACCTTACTCATCTTCAATTCCTGTGTTAATATCCCGTTACCGAGCTATCAGAAAAACTATCATTAAACCATGCCATCTTTTTTTGCTTCTGCTTACCAGCTTTGTACCCATCTTCATAGGCTTTACGCCGGATATTTGACAATATTTTTTCCATTCGATCCCTGAAATGTCTCATCATAACCTCCGCAGTAGATTCGTGCGTAAATCTAAAAGCAAGCGGATACCTTCCGTTATTAGATTCTACGACACATCCGGTATCTACACTCGCAATAACATTCTTACCTTCCCTTCTTATCACAATAAAGCGTCCTTCTGTTTGCTCGGTATACATCTTCAACTCCCTTACCCTTTCAGGTCTATGATTATGAATAACCCTTGCCCGTTAAGTCGAATATCTTTCCGCAATCTTTTATACGGCGGGTGATTCGACCATTTACTATTCTCCCCCAAGCGTCTTTGTTTAACGGAGACGCTATAATTACCTGTTTCATATCAAGAAACATTTTGCCGATTATATTTTCTACAAGCACTCTCATTTCGTCACGCAAGTTTACAAACTCATCAAATACTACACATTTTTTACTAAGCCATTTATCAAATACTTTCTCTCGTTCAGTGCCCAGGTGCCAGAGTCGTTCAGACTCTACGCTCAGGTCAATATATAAATAATCAGACACGCTTGATGGTGGATATGGCACATATATATACTTACCTTTATCCTCGCTCCACCTTTGGGCTTGATTCCAATCGTCTGTATGGTTTTTTTCCCAAGACCGATACATCAAAGCAACTACAAGTCTTGATTTGCCCCGTGCCGTAATAGGGCTCCGGACAAGCGCCCAGCCCTGTATATCGGCAAGTTCCTTCATTTCATCAACCTCGATCTCATCATGATTATAACCAGTATCGTAATCATTAAAAGTGAATGATTGGTAACGGAGGGGTACTCTCATTGATTTAAGTATTTGAGATACCTCATTCACTCTTGATACTCCTGTTTCGACCGTCCAGAACCGCTACCCTGCCGCCGGGGAGGTTTCATTATTACTGTCCACATGTTGTTTTCAATCCACTTCTTTGTTCCGGTTATCCATTCACCGTTGTCTTTCGTCCAATTATGAGATGCGATATGGTTTTCAAGTGCTGACATTACATCCTCTATTTTTTCATCAAGTTTATATTTTTTCCATTCAATATAACACTTTTCCTTACCGCCTGATTTACGAGGATGGGCTTTCCAAAATCGTTCAAATTCTTCGCTATATATATATATCCTTCTCTTCTTATTACTCTCTATACTCTTGTATGTGGTTAGTTGTTGGTTAGTCGTTGGTTGTTTGTTTGTTGGTTTGCTGGTTACTTTATCTTCACCGCCTTGATATTTTTCCCAATTTACAATAGTTATGACACTAAATTTGTTGGTTGAATTGATGGTTAGATTTAGCGATTTTACGAGAGTGCTTACACAAGTACGAATATTTTGTTCAGACAAACCTGTTTCGTTAGATGCAATCTTTCGTCCAAATACAAACTGTCCTGGCTCAAGCGGAACGTCTTGAAATCCAACTTTAGCGATATACAGATTACGGGTTGCTTTCATTAAGCAATATGTCCAGAATGTCCAGAGTTTATGATTCTTTAACCAGCCTCGTTCAATCGAAATCGAATGCAGTTTTATCCAGTTTTCAGACATTATATATTCTGGGATCGAGTTCAAGACCAAGAGATTTGCCAATTATATAAACAGCTATTCTAAATTCATCATAATCGCTTGACAACAATTCATATTTTATAGGCTTATCAAATTGTCTGAATGTGGGATCAATGATACTTCCGCCTCTATCAATCAACCAGCTATGAATAATATCATTTGCTAAACCATATTGAGGCTGAAGATCGCCGCAAAAGTCTCGCAACATCGCATTAACTGCAATATCACACATGCCCTCTGATTTTTCTTTATCAGGAAAACGTCCATCAATCCAAGTATTGTATTTGTTTTTAACGTCAGACATTCAAGTAGTCAGTTTTCATTGGGTTGCTTAGTTTTGCCCTAAAGCATCTGTACTATATGGATGCTCAAGATCGTCTGGATTAAACTGATCATCCGCTATTTCTTTAGCCTCGTTAAGATGTATGACTCTTGGGTTATTATACCTTATCTTACTCGCCTGTATTTCAGCAGCAGATAATTTATTAAATTTCATAGCCAAGCAAACCTCTTCCGACCACCATTTATTTTTACATTGGCTTCTGTCTATAAGAAATAATGTTTTATTTCCCCTTCTTCCATCGGTTGCAACTACCCACATTTCATCCTCCCTTATAGAGCCGAGAAAGACCCTGTAGGCAATCCGCATAACGGTTAGTTATGTAGTACAGGGTCTAATCGCAAGCCTTTTCTACCATTAGTTTCGTTGTCTGGCTTAAGTATGAATAAATTATTTGATCCTTCTGGTATCCGAAGTTTATCAGGTGTCCTCCATTGCTTTATCTTAATCCTACTCCACGCTTGAGGAATTATACAGATACTGGTATTAATAGTTGGGTCAAGGCTTAGCCTAAAAGACTTCTCTTCCGTCTTAAACTGTGATAAAATGTGTTGCTGGAAGAGAAAGAATGCCCCTGTGTCGGTAGCTGTTGGGTTTCTATGAATAGTGAATTGAACGCCATGAAAATATTCAATAATCGCTTTGAGCTGATGTGTCCAGATTGTAGTATATAAATATATTTTCTGTTTTGGATTTTGTTGCCTAAGAGCACTCATTATATCAACAATTCTATCAGGATAAAGCATTGGTTCTCCACCCGTAAGCGTAACAGTATCGTAAGGTTTTAGTGGAGACACGTCATTAATTTCCTTCATTGATTGAATAATATTATTACTCTTATTACAACAATAAGAGCAATTTCTATTACATGTCAATGTTGTAATAAGCCTCGCTTCCATCACTCCTCCTTTTCTGGCTTATCTTCTGCTTCTTTGTACTCTTCCTTGACAACCCAAAAAGCCTCTTTGTCTGCTGTCGATAAATCTGGCGTGATCGTCATAGTATCTCCCTTGATTGCTTACCAGCTTTTATCCAGTTACAAACGAGCCAAAAGATAATAAATATAGCGATTATAGCACTCGAAACAAGCAGCACTATATCCAGAATCGGTTCTACTGCGTATAGGTCTATAATACTGTAATAATCAAGAGTGCAAAGACCTACTCCAATTATCAACCCTGCTATAAAACACAACACAAGATACGGAAACCCATCTTTTATCTCTTCCCACTTCAGTCGAAAGAATATCTTTAATCGTCTCATTATTACTCCTTAGTTTCCCGTCTGGCAGCGATGACATTATGTACTTGCGATACATAGACTTCAAAGCAACACCGCCACCAGACAGGTCGAGTTTTCTGACCAAATTTAGTTTAACTCCAGCGAGCTGCTTGAAGGCTGCTCGTTGATTAACTCCTGTTGACGCTCTTTGACTTTCTCTCTCATCCAAATAACGTCTGTTTCTTTATATGAGTTCTTGTTTTTATTCAACTCGGTTGATGTCTTGGTTAGACTATCAAGAGACTTCATCCTTGAAACTATTTCCGCAAACTCTTCTTTCGTGGGCAACTTCTTGGGCTTTGGTTCGGCTTTCGTTCCCTTAGCCCATTCTGCGAGTTTAACACCACACTCCCTGTTGATCTTCTTATCCAGCGGGAATATGTGTTTGTGTTGCTCCTGGAGCTTGACTGGTATTGGCACTCCTGGATTATCTGGAGCCAATATGAATGATACAGTCATTTCGTATGGCAGGTTTTTTTCACAGATAGGTTGCCATCCGAGCGGAATAATTTTCGTCTTTTTGTCATCCTTACCCTTCGGTTCAGGCACGTTGAATTTTTCACCATTTGGAATCAAGTCTGAATGTAATTTTCTGAGTTTCCACTCCATGTGTGGTGATGTCATCTTGACCTTTTCCTCTGCCCTGAAACAGAATATGATGTGCATCCGGTACTGTAGCATCTTCTGAACAAATTTCTTGTGTTCGGTCTTTGGTTTTACCCAGGCGAGCATATTGCATGATGCTCGCCTTGTGTAGTCATCCTTAGCTAATCTATATAGTTCAGCCTCGTGCATATCAAGCATTCCGCCGTCTCCAGCGTGGGCATGTGATGCCGAGTCTATGATTCCAACCTTACATCCACGCTTTTGCAACTCGTCAATAGCATCAGAGTAGCTTTCAGGATTAAACGGAGGAACGAAATCAATGTGTTCATATTTATAATACTCCGCATAATGCAACCCACGCCTCGCCTCAGTATCAATCATTCCAATTTTACCACCACCAGCAAGACCCATTGCCAACTCAAGGGCAGTGTATGTTTTGCCACCACCACTTGCGCTCGCTAAGCCTATAATAACATTTACATCCTCTCGAACAGCCGGTTTAAGGTGAAAGTTTCTACTCATTATGTCTCCATTTCGTGTTGATAGATAGCCCATTGAGGAGCCTCTGCGTACAGCGTTTCGGCAGGATACCCATCCCACTTGTCGCTTTTAAGACACTCTCCCCATAGCTTAATAGCCCTTGCGACTTTAGCTCTGCCAATATCAAGCAGGGTCTCGCTTAACCCGATAACCGAACAATCATAAGGCGGGGTATTTTCCTGAACAAAGAAAAAGAAGTTAGCCTGATTGCCTGTTATCTGATAATAGCCCTCAAGATAGAAACACGCTTGCAGGACATAATCCATGATGTGATTTTTAATCCACGCTTCAGGATGAGCGTTTGTCGTGGTTTTGTAATCCATTATCACGTCCCAATTATTCTGAGTGCTTATCCGATCAGCACGTCCACGACACCAGACACCCTCCATTTGCCAGATTAAAGATTGTTCGGATTTTCCGGATTCCAGAATACCCTTAAACTCGGTTAGCTCAATCTTCTGTTTAGCAACCTCAATCATTTGCTTGACAACAGCATACTCTTTCGCAAGGAGCGGTGTCAAGCCGTTATCATAAGCTTCATCACGTTCCTCTTTCGTAATGTTCTTTCGATAGTCATTGTGTTCGAGGACAGCGATTTTGCCTCTATCTCTGGGAAGATTGAAGTTGCGATAATATTCACCAGATTGATCTAACAGCATTGCATGAGCAGCACGTCCGGGATCATATATCCGTCTGTTTTCCGGTTTGTAATCCGGATTGAGTTTCGGATGCGCTAACCAAGCGTGGTATGGTGAACGTCCAAGTAGTTTATATGCTACACTTGAGGACAGGCTTGCTTCTGGGCAAGGATCAGAGTGATACTCTTCCTCGCTGATGCTGTGGATACCCTGTTCAAGCTTCTGGTCATCATTCATCGGATGACTCCACCTTAAAGACGTCTATTATGACACAATGACCACCGTTTTTTACCGTATTTACTATCATGTCAAGATGATAAAACTTCGTCCTTGCATCACTTATCGATTCGGCGCTTAGATTCGTTCTTTCTTTAGGTATGTGCATTAGTGGTGTATGATCATCGTATTTGGAAAAGCATCTAAACTCAACTGAATAGTTATCCATTACAACGCCTTCGCTGTTTCTAAACCTTTATCTGTCAACTTCCATGTCCCGAAAGTCTGATTGTTATTATCAACATATCCGGCTTGTTTCATCTTATTCAGGTTATTTGAGTAAGATCTATTACTATTGAATATGTGATACATATCCCGAATATGACTCTCACTATTAAGCCGCAAATGAAGCAGGATACGCTCTTGTTTGCCGGTAGCTTCATTCAGTGTCCTCTGTCTCTAACAACCCACTACTTTTGATTGGACACTGCTCGAAGTTGCAAAGCGGACTTTTGCCACCAAAATCAATATCATTAGAATCCCCACCATATTCAGGATGATCCGCATTACTGCAATATCTTTTTCTTCTATACCCAAAGACGTTCGGGCAGCCATGCGAAAAATATGATACATCTACTATCCATTTCTTCATAGTAACTCCATAAAATAGACGACGGTACTCTGTACCCGTAAGTCAGGTAGCATCTGCTGTTCGGGAAGTACACTGACAATGTAGAACCGGAGTAAAGAAGCGAGATGCTACCTAAAGATGTCTGTTTTATGAAAAATAGCTCTACTTGTCAGTTATCTATCAATTTACGAAACCATTGTCCTGATTGCAAGAGAAATCTGTCAATCAAGAGTCAGTCGTTTCAATTTCTTGCGTATTTGAGACGGTTTTAATCTCGCAACTCGTTCCATCTCACGTACTGCTCTTGGGCGAGGTGCACTAATGTCATTCACCCAACTTGAGACTGTTGGCTGTTTATGATCAATAAGCAATGCAAGCTCGGCTTGATTGATGTCCTTATCGTTCATCAGTTGTTGGATTTGTTTAGGAGTCATGCTTTTTTTATGACCTCTTGTTTACATTTATCACTACAAACCAAACCGATATTAGAGCCGTATCTTTCTGAATACCAATCCCAACCTTTAGGAATCGGAGCGGTTCTAAAATCTTCAACAGGATCGTCGGCTGGCTCGTGGTCAACCTCAACTTCAAGTTGGCAATACATACATGTTCTGGTGTATTTCATTTTCGCCCCTCTCTTAAATTAAGGCAATCCTTACGTGCCTGCTTTATTGCCTCAATGAATAATTCAAAATCACCATCAGTCATATCGCTGTCGATTACATTTCCATACAACGAAACATAAGGCGAGTCTGACGAGGCGCCATGAGCTGCGCATACCGTATATCCTAAATCGTAATCCGTTAAAGGAGCCTCTTCTGGCATAATGACGTATCGCTGTTCAGTTGAAAGCTTTAACACTCTAATCACATTCATACTCCACCTCCAAACGGTAGATTATCGATTGATCTATCTTCATCATCATCATCAACCTCATACTCCTCATCGTCAGGATCACGGTGAAAAGCTGCCGGTTGATCGTGCTCCCATAACTCCACCTCGAACTCATCTTCCGGCAGTTCAGGCATTGGCTGAAATCCATAGTAGTACATCACACCTCCTTGATTTCTACGTTGATGGGGGTAAAGTCTTTAATACTACTCCTATATCCACAAACAGTATGATATTCCTCTGTTGTGATGCTGGAGGTATCTTTGCAATCCACAGAATTACTCCATCGAGCACCATCTTCGGCAGTGAGCACTATTTTATTACTTTCTGGTGTTGAAAGTATAAAGCGTCCTTGACGCAGATGCTTGAACCACTGTCCAAGTTCATAAGCCTTTTCATCCTCTTTCCAAGCATCATAATCCACATCGACACCGAGCACTTTTCTCTTTCCTTGCGGAATACCAGATTGCTCATTCCAGAATTTCATGTGTCGGTCAGGATGCTTAATAAATTCAACGAACTTTTTCTGAGCCTTAACAGGGTCGTCAAAATACCTATCCACACACCCGTTTTTATAATGCCATTGATTTTTAATCGAACAAAATCTTAAGAATGGATTTTCTGATGTTCCGTCCTCTTTCATTATTCTGTCCTTGTTTTGATTTGTACTACCAGCAACTTCATAATCACACTTAGAAACATTAAAACATCGATACATAATGTATCCAGATTTAAGTTCCGTTTTCATTACATAACTTCCACACTTTGGACATCTATCCTCGTTTTGATTTGCTTCATACTCTTCAACCTTGTCAGCCCATTCGGGAGCTACTTTGCGAAGAGATTCGATTGTTACTCTGTTGCGATCATTATTGTCAAGCTCAAGTCCGGCTGGAGAGATATATTTTGTTTCGATTATTCCTTCTCTGTACCCATTACCATGAGCAATAGCTTGTGAATGACCACCATACTCGTTCAAGAGAATTAACCATCCATCGTCCCTAATTCCAAGATACTTATTTCCATTTAACATCTTATAACCCCCTCCCTAACAATTTATCAAGCCGTCCTGTGATATTTTTCATATCATCAACGAGCTTGGCGTTGCGTTTCTGCTCATATTTCAAGTCCCATTCAAGCCGATAGTGCGAGGCTTTGAGTAGGCCGTATAGTTGCTCATCTACCTCAACACTGTCTCTGCTACTGAGACAGCCGAGTAGGACATTATAAAGGCTTGTGCCTATCTCTGCCTCAGTAAGACTTTGAATAGCATTACCCTCCGGTGATACTATGCAGAGTATTGGTGGATCGTTATCTCTCGGAATGTTGAAATTTCGATAATGTAAATAATATCGCATCAGTTTAAGTAACATCAGATTTCTCCTTTGTGATTTTTTTGTAAGAATTGCTTTTATATACTTTGCTGATGCGGGAACAAATTCATGCTTGTTCAAGAGATCTACAAAGTCGGCTTTACTTCGTGGCATGATAGTCATTCCGTCGCAGATACTATGCAGCGTAGATCCCTTTGACGAGCTAACACTAAAACCTATCATATATGTCACTGTAATAGCCCATTCACTGGGCTTCTTGGATTGATCTATTTTTGCTTTACAGACCCAACTGCCATATACTATGTTATCTTTAGTCCAAAGATACATCTCCTTCTCCTTGTTTAAGTATTTACCCATTTTCTCAGCCAGCTTAGTTATGCGTTCACTGACTGCTTTCATGTCTTTATCCGGCTTCTGGTATTCGGTTAGCGTTATCATTCCTTCTCCCTGTCAGTACATATCATAATTAACTCCCTACATCGAGCTATTTCATCGTCATTTGCTTCAAGATAAAGAGATACTTCAACACTTCTAATCTTGGCAATTAATACTTCTTTTTTATGAATTAATCTTGAAAGCTTGCGAAGTTTTTGTTTGCGGATCATTACGACTCCTGTTTAGTTTACTTAGTGCTTGCGCTGGATTGCGAATCCATTAGCTCACAGTTACGCAAGCGGTTAGACCTGTTAGTTTCTCATCCTTATTTCACCTTGACACATCTGAATAAATGAGGATTTGTCAAAATCTAATACATACTCACCAAACTCATCTGCTAATCTTTTAGCAATACGAATAACTTGGTTTCGTGATATGTCACCACTCTCCTCATTAATAGCAGTGGCTACATATTCGCTTAATCTTTCAATAACTGTACTCATTTCATACTCCGGTTTTGTTGTCAGCGTTACATAAAATCTAATATGATTTATAGTCAATATCAAGCAGATTATCATTTATTATAATAATTATAATAATAATATATCATTTACAAACTACTGATAAATAACAGGTTGAAGAATAAATCTGATAATATGCGGTGAAATATCAAGGTGGCTACTTTTTGAGATTGACTTTTTTTGAGTACCGACTACATTTTGTCGAATTAGCTTGACAATCAAATAATGATGTATTAGATTTACAGAGTACATTCATACAGAAAACAAATCGAATTTAGAATTTTCCCACTGTTCACTGTTTTCTGTGATGTACACCAGTGGGATTTTTCTTTTTGTTCTTTATAGCGATGTGGCGGAAGATCAAATAGTGGTTAGACGCTGACTTCTGTGAAAGCGCAGATGATGCCTGAGATGGCGCATAAACACTCCGTGTTTCCCACGTGTGGAAACAAATACAGGTTAGCTATGGGAAATCAACCATAACGAGGAATGGGTGTGTAGTAGGTTTTCAACAGGTTTTGACTCGGATAAAACCCGTGCAGGTTCGAATCCTGCCATCGCTATAGGGTTTCTTTGATAATGAGCAGGTTTCCCTTACGTCTAACGGGCGATCAGTCGTTCAACGGCGTGGTTATAAGCAATCACCTTTTTATATCGTTATTTGTGTTATCTTTAGTATGCAATACAGATTGTGATAATCTAACCTGCTCAGTAGTTCTTTATATCGGAGTATGGCGCAGTCTGGCAGCGCACTTGCTTTGGGAGCAAGGTGTCACTGGTTCAAATCCAGTTACTCCGACCATGAAAAAATCAGAATTAAATAAACTACTTCGCTATTGGCAGAAGCGATTAAGGTTGCAAGATTGGGATATTACGGTATCGCTATTTCGTAATTTCTCGTCAACAAGTATTAGTAATTGTATTGCTCATTATCAGACAAAATCTTGCCTTATTAAGATAGACCTTGATACAGGAAAAGATTACTCTGGTAGAAAATACACTATTGAGGAGTTGTTGGTGCATGAGCTACTTGAGATATATTTCATTAACATTTCAAAATCCGACAAAGAAACAGAGAAAGACATGGCGATCAATATGATTACCGATGCCTTGATGTACGAAAAATACAAAAATCAGTAGGGAGTGTCATACCGTGACCAGGTTGATCAAGCTGCTTGGCGCTCCCGTAAACTTTAAGATTTGAAGTAAACTAAGAGAGGTTGAAGATGGGAAAGTATAGAAAGAAACCAGTAGTTATTGATGCAGTGCAATACACCAGCAATAATGGCTGGCAATTTACCCAGAACTCAGAGGGTAAAATTACAGAATCATCAGTTTTGGAACCCACCAACGACAATCCGTCAGGATTATATTTGCAGATAGAAACCCTTGAGGGCATTATGACAGCAACTCCTGGTGACTGGATTATCAGGGGTGTTAAGGGTGAACTCTATCCTTGCAAACCTGACATATTTGAAATGACATACGAAGAAGTAAAATAGTTATAGGTAATGAAGGTGAAAAGAGGTTAATGATGAGTACAGCAACAGGTAAAATCGAAATCATTACTAAGCCAAAATGGTTGGTTATGCCAAAGCTCTATGGATGTCCTGGAATGTGTCGTAGCAAACAGCACCTTTTCACAAGAGACGGGGATTTTTATAGGGCTGTTTGTGGACAAACAAATTGGGTATCAGGCACGGTCAAACCATTGCTATCAGATGTAAAATGCAAACGATGCCTCAGGATTGAAGCGAAAATATAGTACATAGATTGTCGTAAAATATCGCTTATTCCCGAACACGTCTCAGCGTACAACTGTATCCGTAATCGGGCGCTATTAACACAAAGGGGTATAAGCCGGAGTTCTAACGAACTTGGAGAGTATCTAACAGCCTTACTAAACTATGACTGTAACAGCATAGCCGGTTGAGAGTGTGTTTTCCGGAAAATGTGAGCGTAGTAAAACAATAAGATTTCTCTGTCTTTTATAAGGGGGAATTAAAGGGGGTTAATTTTACAAATCGAAGATTTGTCTTGCTTGTCCTTTAAATCTTTCAGAACTAAGCGTTTCATAAACAGCCTTAACAAACAACCGGAGTCGAAATGATAGTAAAGGATGAAAAAACAGGTGAATTTGTTGAGGTCACGGGATATATACCAACTTGTGATAGTGTGCAAAGTTTTGTATTCTATGTTGAAATTGTGTTTAATGACGGTAGCTTAACTTATCGTTGTGAACGTGACATCACCTACAGCATCTAAACAACCGGAGGAGTGATGGAGTTGCGAATTGAGTGGAATAAATCAGACGACATTGAGGTAAATGGTGATGATAGTGGAGCGGATGTAACTATCATATTTGATTATGGACTCGAAGAACTTCCCAAACCAGACAAAATCAAACTCCTCAAGCAAATCGTCGAGCAACTCGAAAGGGATGAAGCGTGAAGCGCTTAAATCTAAACATTAGTGATGGAACATATAAACAGCTTCAAGAGATTAAACAATCAACCAACGCAGCCTCATTGACCGAAGTAATTCGCACGTCACTTAATCTTTATCAGGCTATTCAAAAGGTTGATCCATCTAACCTAATCATTTATTTATCAAAAATTCAACCAAACACTCGAAAGGATGAAGGATGAGTGAAAATACAGTAATATATATCGATAAAAAACATCGCAAGAAACTCAAGAAGCTTCAGCGTGAAGTCAGGCGCTGTAGGTTTATTTTTGAGCAAGCATCAGAAAGATACTCAGACGCTCAAGAGGCAATAGCAAGGTATTGTAAGGATGAAATTGGCATTGAGACGCTTGGGAAGACATATTAAGTTGATACTGATGAAATGACATTAAGATCAGGTTGCTGTAATTAACCTTCCTGAACAACCTTCACTTTTCTTAAGATTTCCAACACCGACAGTATTAAATAACTTGACATTATGACAATTTGGCAGTATATTCAAAATAACCTGTCAAAATAGAGATGAAATCTCATGCCTGCTGGTGCTCCTACAAAATACAATCCTAAACTTCTTAAACTGATAGAAATACTTTGTGAAACGGGCATGACTGACGTTGAGTTGACCGAGGCACTTACTGATTTAGGGAATCCTGTTTGTCCTGCAACAATCTATAACTGGCAGAATGAACATCCTGAATTATTAGAGACCATGAAAACAGCAAAAAGAAATGCTGATAAAAATATGGAGAAATCTCTATATCATCGGGGTCGTGGATACAAGCATCCCGAAACTAAAGTATTCTGTAATAATGGTGTAATTATAACTCATGAAGTAACTAAATATTATCCACCAGATACCGCAGCGGCTTTTATTTGGCTGAAAAACAGGGCAGGGTGGCAAGATAGGCACGAGGTTGCGCATCGTCATACTTTCGAGGAGGGTGTGGATAAGCAGCGTGAATTAATGGAGGCTTCCGGGGAGGTTCCCGGTGATGACCACGAGCCTCTCAATATCAACTGTGAATGTCCTTACTGTCGGATCCGGCGTGGGGAGGTAAAACAGGTTGAGGGGAGTGTGAATGTTGTTAAATGATGTGATGAGTGGTGTTGACGGGATTGCCAGTGAAGGTAGATTAGTTATTGATCCTTATCCTCACCCGAATACTCGGATTGATATGCCTAAGATTAACGAGGCATATAGGAAAGCCAAAAGAAAATGGATGGAGGAGTATTTTAAGCATATTGAAGGGGAGTTAGAGACAGCGTGGCTTAATGGTGAACAGTTTTATTTAGAACCGGATATATTTACAATCGGAAGGCATAGGCGTCATAATATTTGGGAGTTAACCTGGTACGACTATTGCCGAGCCAAAGGGTTGTTTTCAAGGAGTGTGAATTATGGCTGAAATGTATATCTTTGGAACAAATGTTGATTATGTGTTTGATTTATGGCTGGATAATATTCCTACATTCAGGTTTCTTGGGATTGATTATTTAGTGTGGGTTTTTACATGGCATGATTACTGTAAAGAGTATAACCTTCACTCACGTAGTATTCGCTAATTTGCCATTATGACAGACATTAACCAGATGTGGCAGTCCATAGATTGATTGTAAGCGTAGTTTGTGGGGGAGTTGATAGTAAGGCATAGGTCAAAACCGGAGAGTAAGATGAAGTATTTAATTGTAGTATTGGTCTGTAGTTTGGTTGTGGGGTGTGTTGCTGATGATCCCACCAAGTTTAGTAATGGGTGGGATAAGGATTCACTTAAAGCTGCGTGGGAAGAGCAGGATAAAGAAGACCGGGCAGAGCGAGTAAAAGAGTATGAAGCCCAGCTTGCAAGGGAGAGGGCTTATAAAGACAGCATCCTTGCTGTTTGTGTCGAGCGTGGTCATATCATACAGGGCTTGGACACCTCTTGTGTTTATGTTGTTGATTATCCCGATAGCACTTGCATGGTTAGGAAGTATCGGGCTACATGCCAACGTTGCGATTATTTAACTAAGGTTGACGATTTTAATGATGAGTATGCATTTTATCCCGCTATACATGTAAATATTATAGAAGACTCTATTAGACACATCAAAACCCTCTGGAGGCGAAATGACTAAGACTTGCGGAAACTGCGGGCATTGGGATAACACTCATCCTAACTTCTCACTCAATATGGACACTTTGGGTTGGTGTGACGATCATAAAGGAGCGACAAACATCAAGTTTCGCTGTGATCCTTTCCACTGGACAGCGCAGCCGGTGAAGCCAACACTTGAATCTGTTTATGATTCTGTTCTTGTGTTAATCAAACAAGCACACATTGATCGTGTTAAGCCTCCATTTGTCATCAGTTTTGGAACGGAGATATATGTTTCGTTTATGAAGGCGTGCGAGAGTATGCTGACTGAAAAAATAGATAGCTTTGAAAAGGTAAGAGATTTTCGTTTCATGGGTCATAAGATTAAAGTCGATCATCTTACAAAGCCGTATGATATTAATATTATTAGCTGGGAAGATCCGGTGAAGGATAAACAATGCGCTGACTGGTTACAGAAGCTTCGGGATAAATTTCTTAATAAACCTGAGTTCAGAGCACGGATTTACGGTGAATTTAACCAATCCACTCCCCACGTCCACCTGGCGGATGGGAGTGTTTGTCTTGCTGTTAGGGTATTTCAAAGAACTCCCGACATAACCACTGTTCTTATTAACGACGGCAAAGAAGGCGCTGAAATTATCACTGTCTATAAATCACGACTCAACCCTAACTGCTTCCACGAGGACATGAGGAAGGTGGAGGCGGACGTTTGTAAAGCAGGTAATCAAGATATATATTGGTCTAAAAAGGATAATATTTGGGGTTGGCGCTTAGACCGTCGCAGCCAGAAGCCGGAGGACATATCTGAAACACCAGATCACTGTAAAGAGTGCGAACACTTCGACGACATGCAATGGTGTAAGCCGTTAATCGAGTACATGAATAGACATCCAGTAAAGCCGATTAAGTTCAATAAAATAACAAGTATTGGCATGCACGCAAGATACCCATCTGGCAAACCAGCTAATTTCTCACCAGACACTCGCAAGAAGCAACGGCGGGTGAAGCCATCAATAATGAGCACGAGACCACTATTCATGGCAAGGCATCCCAGAAGGATGCCCGGAACTCCATGTAATGTAGAAGGTTGGGAAAAAATAGATGAAAATAATCGTAATATATATGATGAGTTGTGTAACGAAATAGACGAAATATCTAAAGAGAAGAATCGCAACCGTCGCACAGCCACCGAAGACAGGCGGGGATGGTAATGATAAACAGACTGATGAGTTGATTGAGCAGAAAAAGCCAAGTATGTTCCCCTATTGGCATGAATTTATAAATATCAATAGAAAGATAGCTCTTGTTAATTGGCTCGAGGAGGGTGATTATGTTTTTCATCCTGAACGTTATCCGGAACGTAACCGTTCTCACATCCGTTCAGCGCAAGAGTGAATGAATGCCTCTGAATAAATCCCTAATCAAGCGTATCGAGGAGGTTAGACGTTCCGGCAAGCCTGGCAGTGTTACTATTCACCACGACGCTAAATGGGACGAGATTGTAGTCGAGGTCAGAACCAAAGAGACAATAAAGTCAGTAAAACATAAATCCGGAGGATAAGATGGCAGTAAACGAACAATTTAACGGCACGATAAGAAACCCCATCTGTGAATGTTGCAGGACAGAGCGAGGTCAGTCTATCAATATTATGGACGCAGGAGCTATAATTGTCGGTCGCAGGGACGGACAGTTTCCGATCTATGTATGTTCTGTTGAATGCGAGCGGACACTGAAAAAGAAATTTAATATGTAATTAAGTTTCTTTAACATGTTTCAGATAACTTAACAAACCTCTTGACAAGCTGAATTATGTCAACTATTTTATAGGTTGACTGTAAAATATACTTTATGGGTGGCGTGGGGCGTAGTATAGTGGCTGACGTTAAACGATTATTACGCCTACTAACGAGCCAAAGGTAGGAAACGCAGGTGATTGTCACTAATCCTGTCGCTCCATTACCCACCCATAATTAACATACTTGCTTCATTTACTGGTAGCGGTAAAACGAGCCAGATAGTGTAGGAGAAATCCTGCATTATCTGGCTTTTTCACGTTTTGGAATAATAACAACGTACGATTCATAAATAAAATGGAGGACGAAAGAAATGCGAAGCAAACTTATTTTGACGCTTCTGTTACTTGTCGGCTTAGTCCTTGCGCCGACATTGGAGGCTGCAAAGCCTAACACATGGAGAACCGCTGAGATTTACGGCAAGAACGTCTATAGCCGTGACGTTTCCGGGTTTATTCTGTGTCGTGTGACTGGAAATGTGTCTGGTGGTACACAATTCGCAAGCTCATACCTTGCTGGGCGAGGCGATGACGTATTTAATCTTGGCTGGAAAGCTTATGCGCTGACCGGGTGTGCCAATGTAACCGCTGGTCTTGTGGTTGATATTTCAGATTATGTCAGTTCAACCGGTGTATTTACAGTTGATGATGCGGGGGCTAATTGGGCTTCTGGCGATCAGATTATCATAATGACAGATGCTTTTGCTGATGGAATCGAGGGAACTGGACAGGGCGGAATGTTCTTTACTGGTACGGTAACAACCGCAACATCGACATCTGTATTTGCTGTTGCTGATCTGATTAGCAAGGGCGATGACAGGTTCAATGAAGATTACTACGTCAAAATTATCCGTGATGCTGGTGGTGCAAATGTTGCGCCGGAGTTTGAAATCAGAGATATTACTGATTTTGTCAGCGCAACTGGAACGATAACCACTGTTGCGTTCAGTGTTGCTCCTGGTGTTGGCGATTTAATAGGAGTTATACATCGGTCAATGATTAAAGACGACCTACCCGGTGCGTTACAATATCATGGAATTGTAGTGTTGACAGGAATTGATGCAATCGGGGCACTTGAAGACCCTAATGATAGCTGTTATGTCTTACCATTGCGAGGCTATGGTGATGATTACTTCAATTATTGCGGTTACTGGTTAAAGGTTGTTCAAACAACTGATGGTGCAGCTCCACTTGGTGAGAAGATAGCAATAGTTTCCTATGTAAGTGCATCCGGACTCTTTACATTCGGTGTTGCTGATGGCTATGCTCTAACCGCCGAGATGGATGCTGGTGATCATGTTGCCATAATTGATGGTTCGATCGCAAACAGTGATAGATCGATTATGGAGGGTGAACCTTTTGTTCAGCTTGGTACGGGTTCAACAACTGCTCATTTTGCCAGTGAACTTGTAGGTCTTGGTGACACTCCACATGGCGCTGCCTGGTTGAAGGGTGATAATTATTATCTGGAAGTTCTTTATAGCGCTGGTATTGCTAATGGGGAAACTCGCCAGATTACAGGTTATAGCACTTCTACCGGCGCAATCACAACCGATGCCTTTAGCGCAGCAGTTGCAACTAACGATGTTGTTCGGATTGTGAATAATCAGCAATCTTCGTTTGGTAATATGGAGAGTGCTGCTAATACCGGTGAGATAACTGATACCGGATTGCTTATTTCCTATGTCAAACAGTTGGTTGATGTTGGATTAGCGTACAAGGTTATAGTTGACGGGAGTGCACTTGTCGCTAACACCGCCTTCGATGATGCTACGTTTGCAACATTCCCTAATGACTGGTTTTCAGCTCAAGCAAATTGGACAGTGTTGGTCAGAAGTGCAACTCAGGCAGGTATTGTAGATGAAATCCGGCTTATAACAGACTTTGTTTCAACTGGCGGTGTGTTCACGACTGCTGATATTGGGGCTGCATATACCGCTGCTGATGTGATTTACATTGTGCCACGTAGTCTGTTTCCGGAAGGTACTGCAATAGCCGGCAGACTGGGAGATATTGCAACCGCCGCTGCTGCCGGTGCTCCAACAACTGCTGATTTGCTATTTGCTTATATCAAACAGTTGATCAATACCCTTGAGGGTGCTGTTGGAATACCTACTGCATTTCCTGGTCCAACTGCGCCTGCTGCTGATGTTTCAATGGCAGAGGTTATGCACGAGAACTATGATAATATCGTTGCTACCGAAATCGCTGTTGGTATTTCTCAAGATAGTCTTGATGCACTTATTGAGCGTCAGATAATCTTTAGGACGGTAGTTGACGGAGGCTTGGTTGCAAATACTGCTTTTGCAGATGCAGACTTTGGTGGATTTCAAGACGATTACTTCAGTGATCCGGCTAATTGGTGTGTATGGGTCTATAGCGCAACACAGGCAACGATTGTAGGCGAGGTTCGATTAATTACTGACTTCACTACTACAACCGGTGCATTCACAACTGACGACATAGGCGCCGCCTACACGGTAGGTGATGTAATCTACATTGTACCTCGTTCCTTTATGCCTGAAGGTCTCTCGTTGGCTGCTCGTTTCGATGCTACTGATGCAGAGATACAGATAAACCAAGATTCGCTTGAATCTGCATCACAGGTACGAATCCAGTCAATTACATTCGCTGTTACTGTTGTAGATGGTGATACGGTTTACTTTGCTGAGGTTACTGGTGGCGACGTGGCGGTTATTCGGGTCGAGGCTACTGTAACTACCGCTGGAGTTGATGCTCAGAATGTGCAGTTGACAACTCAGGGCATGAGTACTGGCGCTACAGAAACCTCGTTAGGTGCTGATATTGATATGGACACTCCTGCTGTTGGTGCGGTGGTCAGGTGGGATTTATCAAACTTTGGTAACGCACCTGTATCTACAGCGATTGGAGTGCCTGTTGCCTCTGGCGATATATATGAGGAGTCCTGCGAGATTCCGGTTAATACAAGAATAGGCTTTGAAACAGGTGAATCACCTTCAGTTAATTGCTTAATGAACGTGGAGATTTGGTATATGACCAATGGCACGGGCATTATAGCGGCACCATAAGGGAGGATAACGTGAAAACAAAACTATTTTTAATCTTATTTGCCCTCCTGTTGATTGTAAATCCAGGATGGTCAATCGGTAAGATTGATGATGTTGAAGCAGATGTTGCGACAAATGCAACCAATATCGGTATCAATCAAGACAGCCTTCAGGCAGCTTCATGGTCAAGAATGCGTCAGATCACATTCGCTGGTGTTGTGGCTACCGACGGGGCTGACACGGCTTATTTTGCAACTGTTACCGGATTGACAGCCACAATAGTGCGAATTGAAGGTCTTGTTGGTGTTGGTGGAGCTGATCTTCAGAATACCCAACTCGTTTGTATTGGCGCTGGCGGTACTGAAACATCTATGAGTGCTGATACTGATTGGGATGCTGCCGTTGTAGGGTCTGTAATCAGATGGGATATGTCTAACCTTGCAGCCGTAACAGTAATTACTGCGCCGGGTGTACCCATCATATCTGGCGACCTGTATGGCGCTGTCTTTGAAGTTCCGGTTGGTGCGAGGCTTGGACTTGAAATGGGTGAGTCTCCATCGGTCAACTGTTCTGTCAATATAACCATTTGGTATATAGGTGGAACTATTGCCGCTCCTTAGAATGAAAATCTTTAACATACTCTTGGCAGTCCTGCTTTGTTGTGGGACTGTCTATGGGATTGGTACAGTTGATGTTGTGCTTGCTGAAGCTATAGAGATTGAGACACATCTTCATAGCCAAGAAGATTGGTTTGAAAGGTCTGCTATTGAGGCTGGGGCGGATTTCGCTGATACAGTAGGAACTATTGGTGGTCAGGGAGCATGGTCTTTAGATGCTGGTAATGATGACTGGAGTGCGTGGACACAAATACTTGGTTCTGGTGATACACCGCTACGTGCAGGAAAGGCTAAGTTTGACCTACATAAGTTCCTGTTTACAGATAACGAAAGAACATCACTATACTTCATACAGGTAGGATTTGGCGCAAGTGGTGAAGCTGCTTATGCTGCTGGTAATTACACTACATTTCCTTATTTTCCTGCATTAGTACAAACAAGGTCTGGAGTGGTAGCAATCCAGAACACGAGACATAATGCAGGTGATCTCGGATGGGTTCGGATAATGTGTGATGGTCAGAATACAGGGACACTTGATTTTATATTTGGACTTCACGAGTACGACGAATAATTGACTTACGGAGATAAACGATTTTGATAATAGCGATAATACTTATGACATTAGCGGTTATGACACCTGAGCAATCACATGCCTTAGTAGAACAGGCATTTGTGATTGAACAGTTGAAAGAAATGTATCCAATGGATTACTACGAGCCGAATACCAATTCGATTCCTATCCATGATGACGAACATGATACATTGATTGTATATGGCGGCAACCGGTCAAGCAAGACATATACAATTTGCGCTGATCTGGTGTGGGCTTCAATGGGTATCCATGATTTTGGTTATCGTTATCGTGTCGGTACAAAAAAGAAGCCTCTCCGTATTCGTGTTATCAGTAAAGCTATTTACATCAAAGAGAACATTCAACCTACACTTGAATTGTTATTCCCACGAGGCAGCATAACGTGGGGGCGTAAAAATCAGGCTGGTCATTACGAAAGCATGAAGGTTGAGGCTCCCGGATGGTGGGGTCGTCAACCGTTCTACGCTGAGTGGGATTTCAAGACAATCGATCAGGGTATAGATGTACTTGAAGCTGTTGCTGTTGATGTGATTTGGAATGACGAACCAATGCCGTTCAGTTTTTACTATGCCTCTATCACAAGGATCGGCGCCGACACTATAAATCCTGTACGCATGATGTTTAGTATGACACCGCTTGAGGGCGCTAACTGGATGAGTATAGAGTTCTTTGAAGGTGTGCAGATAAAACAGGGAATTGGTTATTACATCCTTAGTATTTGGAATAACTGTAAATGCATGACACCTGAAGAGCATGATTTCAAACCAGAGCGTGGTAGAATATTAGACGAAAATAATCGTTGTTGCTGTAATCGGGGACACATCTATAAAGACATCATAGACGAGACGCTTGAACGCTTGAGGTCTGATCCACTTGAATATGAAGCCCGTGTTAGCGGTAAACCAATGTTTACGTACCGGTCAGTATTTCCGATGTTTGATCGCAATATACATGTGTTTGATCCAGCTACATTACATGGCTGGGTTAATAAATTCAGACCACCACGAGGCACTATTTATGTTGTTACTGATCCTCATGAAGCACGTCCAGACTTCATGCAGTTCTGGGTTGTTGATCCGGACGGTATGTATTACCTGATCGACGAATATCCGAATTACTTTTATGGCAAATTCAAAGGACAGCACTATGAATCTATCAGACATACACCATTGACACCAATAGAGACGGCTAAGGTAATTATAAATATATGCCAAAAAAGAATAGGGCTTCAAGTAGCGCAGTGTATAATTGATCCACACTTTGCGGGCAAGACATACAATCCTCGTGATGTTGTAAAAAAGACAGTTGTTCAGGTGTTTAATGAAGGGCTGCATAAGGTAGATAGAGAATTTCCACACTTCAGTCTTGCTACTGTGCATAAAGATAGTGAAGGTGAAATATCGGCAGGACTAAAGGCATTGCGTGAACTGATGTATGTAAATCCTGATAAGCCGATTGTTAAGGGCAACATTCCAAGACTTCAAGTATCAAAGTGGTGCGAAAACACAATACAGGCATTTATTCATCATAGACGAGATAAGCCTTCGGATAAGGATGGAGCGTTACCGTTTGGTGTTCGTTATGAGGAAAAATATAAACATGGTGTCGATGGCGCAAGATATTTTATCGGCGCACGTCCTGTTCATATACTGGAGGCTCGATATGATGTTGATGATGGCAGTGGTGAATCTCCTTCAACGTGGGCGGTATAAATGGCTATGTTAGGGATGCAACCAAAGGTAAGGCTATATGATGATGAGGGGTCTCCATACAATCCCGCTTTTGGTCAAGGCTCAAAAGAAGATTATGGTCGCTATAGTGTAGATGATCGCAAGAAGGTCGAAAAAGTATTGCGCCTATGGGATTATGGCAATCAAGAGTATGCTGATTTCTTTTTAAGACAGGAGCAATGTCAGGAGTTTCTTGCTGACAGACAATGGACAGACGAAGAGCTTAAATACTTTAACAAGCAGCGTCGTGCGCCATTGACGATAAATATAATGCGTACCTATGCGATGCAGGTTCAGGGTATGCAAAGGCTGGTGCGTTCCGATGTTAAGGTTGATCCTGTTGATCAGGGAACAGATCCGCAGCTTGCTGATATAGCTGGCAAGTTGATTAGGCACGTAAATCATGTAAATAGAAAAGAGCGCATCAATTCACGAATATTTAATGACGGAATGAGTGGTAAGGGCGATTGGTATATATACGAAGATTTTCACAGCGATCCGTTGGGCGAGGTTATTATTGAGCGTATGAATCCATTTGCAACCGTACACGATCCAGAGTTCCTTGATCCAAGAATGTCTGATTGTAAATGGCAAATAGTAACAAAGTATTTTACCGCAAGGGAATTGAAAGCCCGTTACCCGGATGCTGTCAGATCACTACAGTTCACGAGAGAAGATATTGAGGACTGGTGGATGGACTTGACTGGTATATTGCCCATGTATCAGGGCAATCAGGGTAATCTTGTTGATTTTAAGAACGCAACGTATGCCGTAAATATTCAATATGAGCGTATTCAGCGCAAGCAGTTATATATGATCAGAAATAATGGTGAGCTACTTGGCGAGTTTCCATTGAGTAAAGACAAAATTAGCAGATTCCACGAGTTGTATCCAGATATATATGTTATTGGCAGACAGAAGGAATATATGCAGAAAACTATTGTGCTTCCGTATGGATACAAGGTACTCGAAGAAGATATTATGCCCTACAGTTCTTATCCGGTTATACCATTTACGTCTCTCAGGCAGGGCTTAAAAATACCTCAATGCTCTTCCTATAATTTCAGCATAGTAGGATTACAGCGTGAAGTAAACATGAGGCGGTCTAACCAGATGGAAGCCGTTATTAAATCAATACGTGGCGGGTTCTGGATATACGATATTGATAATAATGGTGGTGTATTATTAAAACAGATAAATAAAGATGGTCATAAAATTGGACAGTCATATCTCGTTAAGGGGCCGCCTGGCACTGAACCAAAACCGATTATGGGAGCTAATGTTATTGATGGATTACATTTTCTCGAACAGGGGGCCGTGCAATACTTTGAACTCGTGACTGGTTTATCTGTTCAGGCATTTGGTGGTCGTGATCAGCCTGGAGAGTCCGGTGTTCATCGTCAGCAACGTCGTGAAGAAACACAGACAACATTATACCCGATACTTGACGACTTTGACGAGGTTGAGGCGTATGTAGATGAAGCAACACTTGAACGTAAGATAAATCAGTTGACTATTCCAACAGCGATAAGAATTATTGGAGAGGATGGTTATACTCCAGAGTTTGTTGAGTTGACAGAAGATATGATTAGAGACCTGAAAAATGTGCAGAAGTTTGATATACGGATCGATGAGGGGCCGTTTAATATTACACAGAAGCAAACAGAGCTTGAGGAAATGGTGAGTCTTGATGAAATAACAGCTAATACACATGCTGGTATGGCATCAACACTTATAGCTCCTGGAGATAAATACAAGAAATCCAACCTGCCCGATGGTCGTGATATTGGTGATGCAATGAACAAGCGTCATCTTGCATTATTGGGCGGAGAGGGTGAACAGCCACCTGAAAATCAGACGGCTTAGTTACAAGCCC